CGGGCTTGGCGGCGCGTCTGCGCCCGTCTGGCGGCGTTCTGTGGCTTCGGGGCTAGGCTGCGGCTCCCTCGCTCGGCCCTACGCGCCTCTGTGCCGCCCCGTCGCCGCCTCGGACGTCCCGGACGGCCCCGGCGGGCTCTGGGTCGCTCACAGCCCCGCCTGCGGCCTCCAGGACCGCCGCTGCGGCCCGGGCTGCCGCCGCGTCCGCGATCCGCGCAATGTCGGCGAGGCTGATGATCCCGAGGTGGATGGCGACCGCGACCGCGTTCGCACGGTCCTGCGCGCCGAGTTCGCGATACGTCTCGGTGAGGTACCGCTGCACCGACCCCGTGGTCACACCCAGGTCCCGGGCGATCTGCAGGTTGGTGCGGCCGGACGCGGCCATCGTCAGCACCCGCCGCTGCCGCAAGGTCAGGGTGATCACGGCCGCCTCCCGGTTTTGATCCGCCCGTCGGGATGCAGGTGGCCGTCGGCGCCGGCGAGCATGTCGAGTGCGCGGCCCAACACGTCGAGTGGGGGCTGGCCGCGGTAGCAGCGGCGGAGGATCTGCCACATGCGGGCCGACAGGGTGAGACGGACCGGGCGCGGCGTGGTCACGGCTTCTCCCCGGTGTGGGGCGCCTCGACGTCGAGAGCGCGGATGGTCGGGCAGGGCCAGCACTCGCCGTGGCATCCCCGGCATGGCGCGCTGTGGGCACCGTCGTGCTGGCATCCGAGCGGCTTCCACGACCAGTCGCTTGCCGGGTGGTGCAGCTTGCGGACGGCCTCCACGGCCCCCCGGTCTGCGGCAGGCGCCCGCTCGGCAGACGAGGCGGGGGCCATCCCGGGGCGTCGTTCGTCGAAGACGCCGATGGTGCAGCCGCCGTCGCCCAGGAAGTGGCGTTCGGCGAGGAGCCGGGCTACGCCGCAGCCGTAGGCGGTGATGCCGCTGCTGTCGGCCTTGGCCTGCTGCTCGAAGTCGGCGAGGCGGTCGATGTACTCCCGCACCTTGGCGCGCGCCCAGGCCAGGGCCTCAGGGTCGCGGTCGTAGCGGGTCTGGTCGGTCATCACTGCTCGCCTCCGTCGGCGAAGAGGATCGGGGCGGCGGGGCAGGCGTCGTCACCGCGCGCCTGCCGAACTGCCTCACGCGCGGCTTCGATCCCGCGCAGCTGCGTCTGTCGGGGCTCCGGGTAGATCGGGCCCGGCGTCGCCGTGTCGGCGTCGGTGTGGATCGGATGCGCGGCCGGGTAGGCGCAAACGCACAGGTTGCTGCGGTAGGCCTGTGCGTAGGCGTGGGGGTGGGCGCGGGATTCCTCGGCCATGCCGCACTCGCAGTTGCCTGCGTTGCTGTGGCGGGACCGCTGGTACGGGTGCAGGGTCATCGGGTTCTCCGTGGGTTGGTGGCTGTGCGGGGTGCGGGCAGCCAGACGGGGCGGACGGTCAGATGCTGTTCTGGGCGCTCCAAAGGCCCTCGACGGCCAGGGCGAAACCGCGCTTGATGTCCTCGGTGAACTCGCACGGGTCCTTGCCGAACGGGTCCTCGAACCCGGCGGACTGGGAGATGGCGAGCCACGCGTCCTTGAGGGCGTCGAGGGTGGCGTACAGGTTGCGAATCACGGTGAGCGGGTCGTCGGAGCCGGTGATCTCGTCGTGGCCGAGGTCGCGGAGGGCTTCGGCGGTGGCGCGGAGTTCGTCGGTGTGGCGGACGGTCGAGTGCAGCGGGGTCACGGTGGTTCCTTCCGGGTGGGTTGGGGCCCGCAGGCACGAGCCCCAAGGCGGTCAGGCGGCGGGGCGGGTGCAGTTCTCGTGGGTGTCGCAGTTGCAGGAGCCGCAGCAGACGCACATCTGGTCGGCTTCCAGTCCGCAGGCGAAGCAGCCGCCGGATACGGCGAGGTCGAAGTCGTCGGCGAACAGGAGCCGGTCGAGGGCGGTGTACGGGCGGTCAGGCACGGCTGGTTCCTCCAGGGTCGTTGGTACGGTTTCGTGCGACCCCCGCCACAGCCCGGCGGGGGTCGACTGCGATCACAGGACGGGACGGGCGGCGGGGCAGGGCTCGAGGTCGTAGTCGCCCCCGGGCAGTCGACGGCAACTGCAGGAGGTCTCCTCGCGGATGTGGGAGCAGACCTCGACGCTCGGCTTCTCGTTGCCGTCGTCGGTGAAGTACTCGTCGCACTCGCGCTCGAGGCAGTCGATGCCGCCGACCCAGACCTGGACAGGCTGGTGCTCGACGTCCGGGTTGGGGACGGCGCCGCGGACGGGGCGGGCGTGATCGCGGCCCTCGCAGCGGTCCCACGGCACCATGTCGCCGTGCTCGGCGGAGCATGCCGGGCAGGCGATCCCGGCGGGTGCGGCGAGGCAGATCGGCCCGTCGTCGGACATCTGGTGGTTGGTCATCCACTGGTCCCAGGCGTCGGTGTAGCGCTCCGGCTCGGGCTCGTGGGGGCAGTACTTGGTGTCGGCGTTCCAGTAGAACTGCGCGGGCTCGTGGTCGTGCAGGTAGGTGGTCACGGTTTCCTCCAGGTGGTGGTGTCGGGCGCCAACAGGCGACAAACAGCGGGGCGGGGGTCAGGCGGCTTGGCCGTCGATGACGCGGAGTTGGGGCCGGCGCGGGCCGCGGGTTTCGGTGCCGTCGAGGGCGGCTTCCAGCGCGGCGAGGTGGGCGGCCTGCTCCTCCGGCGTCCACGCGGGCGCCGGATCGGTGCTGCGGCGCCGGGTGGGCCGGGCGTGGCCGAACGTGCCCGTCGGCAGGGCCTCCGCCATCAGCCGCTCGTAGGCGGTCGTCACGGTGTGGCCTCCGGCGCCTTGTGGACGGTGAAGCCGCCGTCGGGGTGGCGGATGATCCAGTCGCCGAAGCGAGCGACGACGTGGCCGGGCTTCACGCCGATGCGCATGCCGACCGTGGTGACCTTGCCGTCGACACACTCGGTGAAGGCCTTCGTGAAGACGCCGTCCCGGTCGAGCTGCCAGTCGATGAGTCCGTAGCTGCGCGGGGTGAGCTCCCACGTCTTGCAGCCCGCGGCCTCCAGCTCGACAAGCGGTCGGCAGTTGGGGCATTCGCCGCGGACGTCGGTGAGGTTGCCGTGCTCGTCGACGTCGCGGTTGTCGACGTCGCCGAGCTTCTCGCCGCAGCCGTTGCAGCAGCGCTTCATGGTGATCGTGGTCGATCCGTCGTCGTTGACGCGGTCGGGGGTGAAAGTGCGAGCGTTCATGCGGCGGTTTCCTCAGCTTCCTGGTAGCGGCGGGCGTGGACGGTGCCGCGGGCGCGGCCTTCGTCGTGGCACGGGGTGGTCGGCTCGACCTGGCACTCGGGGCAGCAGGCGACGGTCTCCGCCCACGCGGACACCCGCTGCGGGTGCGGCTGGGTCAGGAGCCGGCCGGTGGTGCGGAGGCGGCACGGCCGGTGGGCGGCGGCCCCGCAGTGCGGGCATTCGACGGCGCGGGCCGGGTGCTGGGGGGCGCGCAGGGTGTGGCGGATCGACTCGGGCATCGGGGCGCCATAGCGGGCGGTCATCGGTTCTCCTCGATGTTGGGCGGCGGGCAGTTGCCGCAGTCGCAGGGCTGTTCGGGTCGGTGGATTTCGTTGCTGAGGTGGCGGGCCGCGGCCTGCCACACGTGGCGGGGGATCTGCCAGTCGGGTGGCGGGCCGGGTGGGCTGGAGCCGGTGGGCCAGGCGCCGGGCCGGTGACCGGGCGGCGGGGGCGGCGTCGCGGGTTTCGGTTTGTCGTCGCGGCGGGAACGGCCGATCGCGATCTGCGCCCGCATCAGAGACCGGAGCTCGCTGCCGCCCTCGGCGCGGACCGCCTTGATGTCGTCGAGCTGGATGCCGTCGTCGTCCGGGATCTGTTCGGCGCTCACGACGCCTCCTCGACGATCTCGGCGTCGACGACTTCGTCGCGCTCGAGGGCGCGGCGGGACATCTCCCGGATCCGCTGCTCCTCGGCGGCCCGTTGCTCCGCGGTCTGCTCCGGCTCGCCTGAGGCGGCCCGCAGGCGGGCACTGTGCGGCTTCGAGCGCGGCTTGCCCAGCGGCTGCCTGTCGTTGCCGCCCGGCGTCTTGCAGGGCTTGCCTATCGCCGCCTGGCAGGTGGGGCATTCGACGCCGAGCGGGCCAGCCCGGCGAACCGAGTCGACGAGGGCTTCCTCGTCGCTGTCGGGGACGGTCCGGTTGCCTTCCCAGCCGCGGGCCTCGAGCTCGCGCATGAACTCCTTGGAGGGGCCGCCCTCAAGCGCCGGCCGTCCGGTGGGGGCGGCTACGCGGCCGGAGGCGATGGCCTGCACCTGGCCTCGGTAGCGGGAGAGGTACTCGCCGACCGTCTCGTCCCCGACGGGCTCGTACTGGAAGTTCTCCAGCCGCGCCGAGCGGATCTTCGAGCGGAGGGTGCGGACGTGATGCGGCAGGATCCACAGCCGCTCCTTCGGGTCCTGCGGCGCCGTCGTGTAGTACGTGGCGACGGCGGCCCTGGCGTCGTCATCGAACGGAACGTCGTGCAGGGCGGCGGCCCAGGCCATGGCGGCGGCCTGCGAAGGCTTGCGGTTGTCGAACGCCGAGCAGTGACCCAGCAGTTCGGCGGCTTCCCTTGGGTTCATGCGGTGTCTCCCGTGTCGAAAGAGGCGGCAACGGCAGCCCAGCCGGACACGGTCGTGTCGGTGCCGGGGAGGGGCTGGCCGGATGCCAGGGCGATGACGTTGCTGCCGCTGTGTGCCGGGGCGGCGTTCATGGCCTCGTTGACGAAGCTGGGGATCGCGGACGGGGCGGAGCCCTTCGCCATCCACTTGGCGAGCCCGCGGCGGATGTCGTCGGGCTCGATGCCGTCCTCGAGGAGTTTCTTGATCTGCTTCGAGGTCTGGCCGATGGTCTGGCTGGGTGGGCGCTTGGCGCAGCGGTCGAGCCACTCGCCGACGATCGTCTGGGCGCTAACGGGTTCGGGTTCATCGGGGGCGGCTTCTGCCGCTCCGACGAAGTCGGCATCCGTGACGACGATGAGCTCCGCCTGATCGTCCGCCTCAGCCGACCCCTCTTCTACGGGGCTGGGGTTAGGGGCAGGGGTAGGGGCAGGGGCAGGGGAATGCGCGCGTGATGCGCCCGCGCGCCCGCGCGTAGAGGGTTTCGGAGGCCCCTCGTTATCCCCTTCGGAAGGGGTATCGGAGGGGGTTCCCGAGGGGGTTACCGAACCCCTTCGGGAAGGGTCGGGGTTGGGGGTGCCGAACGCTTTGCGAAGGGTCTCGATGTGAGTGGCGACCTGCTCCCGGATCGACGGCCCCTCGCCGCCGCGCATCTTGGTCGGCTCGTCGCTCAAGTCCTCGAGCGGGATGCGGTCCATCTCGGCGAGCAGGGCCAGCTGGAGCCGACGCGAGGAGATCTCGAGGGCGCCGGACACCATGGCGCCCATCACCTTCGGCATGCGCCAGACGCCGTCGTTGCGGACGAAGGAGCGGATGAGGAGTTCCTCGGTGTCGTCGTCCATGACGATGAACTGGGCGTCGTCGAGGGACTGGAGGCGCTTCTCTACGTCGGCGGACGTCATTCCGTGGGCTTTGCGGGACCAGCGTCGGAGCGTGAGTGGCAGCAGCCCGGCGTGGTTCAGGTTGGGCTGCGAGATCAGGAACAGGTAGAAGCGCTGCTCCTTCTCGTCGAGCTTCAGGAAGTCGGAGTCCTCCCAGATGCTGGTGAGGATCCGGCCGTGGCCACGTGCCATGAGTGGGATTCCTTCGGAGAGTGCTTGAGGGGTTTCGGACGCGCGGAAGCAGGGCCGTTCAGGGCGGTTTCTCAGTCGCCCCATCACCCTCAAGACGAGAATACCGTTCGCGGTCGATGTTCGCGAGTGTCGATCGCGCACGCGTAGCGCGACCGCGGAGAGTTGTGCCACCATGTGCGACATGGACGAGCTGGACGAGAGGATTCAGGCCGCAGCCAAGAAGCGGGCCCGCGCCGAAGAGGCCCTGAAGCGTGCCGACGACGACCTGCGCGCGCTCCTGGTCGAAGGACGCGCGGCCGGCAAGGGTCCGTCGCACATGGCGAAGCTGACGGGCTTCACCCGCGAGTGGGTGGCGAAGATCGCCCCGCTCGCCAAGTCGTAGCTGCTGCATTCCTCCTCCTCTCTCCTCCTCCGCCCCGCGCCATCTGCGCGGGGCGTTGTTGTGTGGCGGGTCAGGGTGTGGCGCGCGGCCGGCGGACGGCGGTCACGCGGCTCATCGCCGCCCCGCTTCCCAGCAGTCGGGGCAGATGTCGCGGCCGTCGCGGGTGCGGTGCCAGCCCTGCTTGCCGAGCCGGCGGCGGGCTTCGGTGGCGGTCTGGGCTTCGCCAGGTGGCGTGTCTTCGGTCCAGCAGCGGCCAGCCCCGGGGCTGGTGGCCTCGCAGACGATGGAGACGTAGAAGCTCACGCCGCAGCCTCCAGTCCGGCCTTGGCCGCCTTCTCCCGCGCGGCTTTCGCTGCACGCTGGCGTTTGATGGCGCCGACCTGGTCGCGGATGTACTTCTCGTTGCCGTCGAACCGCTTGGCGATCTGCTCGGGGGACTCGCCCAACAGGTAGAGGTGTTCGATCTCCCGCGTTTTGTCGGGGTCCCGCTCGTACTTACTGCTGGCCTCGTAGGGTGCGGATTTCTCCGGCTTCTCGTTGGGGTCGTCGATGTCGTCCCAGGAGAGGGGGCCGTCCCAGTTGTTCTTGCGGGCGAAGGCCTTGGCGTGGGCGCTGGTGCCGGGCTTCAACCGGAGCCGTCGGTAGACGCCTGCGATGGTTTCCGCCGTGGAGGGGGTGACGGTGTCGACGAGCCCGGCGGCGATCTTCTCGATCGTGTTGTGGCCGTAGCCAGTCTCCGCCGCGACAGTGCGCATGGTGTGGCCGATTGCGACGAGGGCCCGGATGCGGCGCGCGGTGCCGGTTGCGTCGATGCCCGGCTTCGGCGGCGGGCCGATGGGGACGGACAGGATGGCGAGTGCGATGTGGCTGCGTACTTCGGGCTGTCCGGCCGCCAGGGAGTAGATCACGGAGCGGGAGGCGTGGGCCGCGGATGCGATTTGGAGCGGCGTCCAGTCCGCGGCACGGAGGCGTTCGATGTGTACGCGGACCTGCTGGGCGTCGATCTGCCGGCGGCGCCCTCGGGTGTGGTCGTACTTGAGGCCTTTCTCGTACCGGTAGTTGATGCGGACGCACTCCGGGAGGCGGCATCCGCGCTGGTAGCAGGATCGGGACGGGCGGTGGGTGGTGGTGGTCACGGCTGCGGGTCCTTCCTGGCTCGGCGTCGGGCTTTGTAGCGGCGTGCTTCTTCGCGATTGCAGTCACGGCAACGCGGAGAGCGGCCATTTGACGGGGTGTAGGTGTTGGCCTCGGTGCGCGGGTGGCCGTTCGCGCAGTGGGTCTTGACCGGGCGGGGACGGTTCTTGATGACCGGTACGCCCAAAAGGGCGCGGCGCGTGTTGACGTAGTGAGTTACCGGCTCCATGTGCCAGGGGTTTACGCATAGACGCGTGCGGCAGAGGTGGTCCAACTCAAGGTCGTCCGGGATCTCCGCGATGAGGTTCTCGTAGGCGAACCGATGGGCCTGATACCACTCACGACGATCGACGAATTTGCCATAGCCCTCATTGGCAGGACGCCCAGTCCATAGCCAGCAGGTCTCGACGTCGCCACCTTTGACCTGTCGCCAGAAGCGCTCCCCCACGCTCTCGCCGCCTGAGCGCTGTTTCACTTTGTCCGGGTTTTGCTTCCACCATCGGCGGTAGTGCAGATCACACATGCCGCGGGCGTTGACGGCTCGGTTGCAGTCTTCGACGGAGCAGGTCACAGCTTCTCCCTCCTGGTGTTGGCGGTGGGCTGTGCGTGGATGTGGCGGCATTCCCACAGGAGGTGGGGGTCGCGGCCGGGGGTGTTGTCGGGTGCGGCGGGCAGGTGCCGCTTGCCGCCTGTCAGGCGCCGGTAGGTGTGTCCGGCTGCGGCGAGGAGGGCGCCGACGGCGATCCAGGCGGGCACGATCCAGACGAGGTTGGCCATCACGACGCCTCCCCGAGTACGTCGAAGGAGAGCTGTTCCTCACGCGGAAGGGCCAGGTCGACGACGTCGGCTTGCCGCTGCTCTTCCGCCGCGGTGATCGGCTTTGCGAGAAGCTCGGCGAGAGCGTCGAACTCCGCCATGGCGTCGCGGAGGTTGGCGCGGATCTCGTCGAGGATGTCGGCGGGCGACTGGAACTCGCGCTCCGGCTCCTCGGGCACGTCCCGTCTGGGCCAGGTGACGGGTTTCGCGTCCGCTGGGCGGGTTGCCGGGATGGTGACGAGCACGGTGTCCACGTCGGTGCCGGACTCCTTGAAGGCGCCCCTCGGAACGGCTTCTACGGTTCCGCCACGGGTTTCGACAAGCGCCCGGAACTTCGCGGTCTTGGCGCTGTGCTGGGTGACCGTCCACGACATGACGGCGGCGAGCAGGCCGTTGGTCTTGAGGAAGCGGAGAGCGTGCTGGACGTGCTCGATGTCCGCGCCGCGGGTGAACGGCGGGTTCATCACGACCCGGTCGTAGCGGGGCTGCGGGGTCACCGCGAGGAAGTCGGCGACCTGCAGCGTCCGGGCGGTTCCGGTCTCGGCGAGGGCTGCGGCGTAGCCAGGGTCCTGCTCGATGCAGTCCACGACGGCGCCGCGTTCGGCCACCGCTGCGGCGATGGCGCCGGAGCCGGCCGACGGCTCCAGCACCTCCATGCCCGGCTTCAGGTCCGCCAGCTCGAGGAGACGGGCCACCACCGGGGCCGGGGTGGGGAAGTACTGGGCTTGCTGCCGCTTCTCCCGCAGCGTCACCACGGTGCCGGTGGCGAGGACTGGGGCGAGCGCCTCGGCGGCGTCGACGGGGAACAGGTGGGCGCCCTCTCGCGAGGTCCAGCGGCCTCCGACGGCTTCCAGCACCTCGTTGACGCGCTGGTACAGCCGGGGGTCCATGCGCGGGCCGGTGAGAACGAGGCGGTTCCCGTTGATCTCGGTGCGGTCCGTGAGCACGGTGAGGATGTCGGCGGTGAGCTTCACGCGGCCGCCTTCCGCTGCTCGGTGCGGGCGGCGCGGCGCTGGGCGGCTATGCGGCGGCCCTTGTCGGTGAGTCGCCACACCTTCAGCCCGTGGCCCTTGGTGGGGCCGGAGGTGGAGGGCACGTCCTGTCCGGTGCGGGCGATGATCCCGGCGGAGCGCAGAGAGTTGATCGCGGCGCCGAGGAAGCCGCGCCCCATCTCCGGCAGCACGTCGCGCACGTCGTTCGCGGAGAACTCGGTGAGGTTCTCGCCGATCACGAACACGGCCTGCTCGACAAGGAACCGGTCCCAGCTCGACTGGTTAGCGATGGACTTGAGGTTGATGTCACGGTCGGCGGCGGCGAGACGCTCGGCGACAGACAGACGCTTCGTCATGTGATGTCCTTGGGATAGCCGGGGCTGCCCGCATTACGGGTGCGGGCAGCCCCGAAGGCGGTTGGGCTAGTCGACGAGTTCGCCCTCGATGGGGCCCTCGTCGTAGTCGTCGTCGACCGTTCCGGGGGCGGGCATCGGGACGTTGGCCGGCAGGGGCTCGGGCCGCTGCTCGGCGTCGACGACGGCTTGGGCGCGGATCTGCTCGCGCATGTACTCGGCGGAGGTCGGCACCCATTTGGCGAGGCGGTGCGCTGCGGTCTTCAGCCACATGGCTTCCTCGTCGGTGTTCCACGGGGACCGCTCGGGGTACTTGCCGTTCGCGCTTTCGGACTTGGCGCGGGCCTTGGCGATGTGGCCCTTGTTGAGGACGACGACCTTGCTGGTGGCGCCGTCCTTCATGGCGGCGTAGGCGTAGGCGAGACGGAGTTCGCCGCGGTCCTCGGCGTCCCAGTCGATGTCGTGGACGGGGCGCTCGTCGCGTCCGGGCCGGAACTGGAAGTGGTCCTTGCTGTAGACGACTTCGACGATCACAGAGGACACGGCGCCGGCCCGGTACATGAGCTCGATCTCGCCCTGGTAGCCGCGGACGCCGGTGACCTCGGTGCACCGCTTCTTCTTGTTCCAGCGCGGGACGAGGTAGTACTGCTCGGTGCCGGGCTCGAGGCCGAGGCGTCCGGCGTCCATGAGGACGGCGATGAACTGGCCGACGTCGTTCTGGGCGGCTTCCATCAACTTGGGGTCGCGGCGGAGGAGGCCTTGGGTGTTGCGGATCCAGGCGCCGACGCGCTGCTGGAGGTGGCTGGGCATGACGAGGGCGAGGGATTCGCGGTACTGCTCAACAACGGCGGCGGGCCCGTTGTCGCGCTTTTCGATGGCGTTGCTGATCTGGCTCATGCTGCGTGGTCCTTGCTGCTGGTGTAGGGGTTGAGGGAGTAGGTCTTGCCGTCGCGGACGGTGCGGTAGGCGATGCGGCGGCCCTCGCAGACGGCGCGCTTGGCGTTGCCGATGAGGTCGAGGACTTCACCGCGGACCTGGGTGAGGCGGTCGCTGGCCTCGCGGTAGGCCTCGTAGGCGTCGTCCCAGCGGATGACCGTGCCGAACGGGATCTCTACGTCGCGGTCCTCGAGGTCGTCCGGCTGGACGCGGATGGTCTGGTAGGTGGCGTCGGCGCCGTCGATCGGCGGGCGCTCGTTGTCGCGGACGGTGCGCAGGAACTCCGCGGCGGACGTGCGCAGCAGACGAGCGTCCGTCTCGTCGTACTCGACGGTGTATTCGCGGAAGTCGTGGCCGGACACGAGCAGCGCGACGTGGCAGACCTTCAGGCCGAGTGTGTCGAGCTGCCACTGGATCTGGCACCGGTAGTAGACCGGGATCTCGTCGCTGCCGGTCGGGCCCCAGTCGTCGCCGAACGGGCTGGTCTTTACCTCGAGCAGGGCGACCGCCTGGTCCGGTACCTCGAAGACGTTGTCGGGCTTGCGGTAGACGATCCGGTCGGGGGTGGCGCGCTGCCAGTTCCGTTCCCGGTTCCGCCACGTGCCGGCGGGGGCGGTCATGAAGTCGGTGTGCTCGTCTTCCCACTTCAGTGCGACCGGGTCCTCGAGCCGCGTCCCCCACTCGATCGCGGGTGTCATCTCGAACGGCGGGGTCGGCAGCCCGGCCTTCTTGTGCCAGAGGGAGAAAGGCGACTGCCAGGGGCTGAGGCCCATGACGGCGGCGATCTCAGTAGCGGTGATCGTGAGGCCGGTGCGGGCCTCCTCCCACGCCTCGGTGCCCGGCGTGAGGTGCCCGATCAGAACCCCGTCCGGGACGGGATACGGGTGGTCGGTGGTGTCTGTGGTGCTCATGGGTCCCTCTCTTGGGTGTGCTGATGGGCGGGTCGCTGCCCCGGACCGGGGGTGTCGCGGGGCAGCGACCCTGGGGTGGCGGCGCGGAGTGGGGGGCTCGACGCGCCGCGGTATGGGAGGGTCAGGCGGTCAGTGGATCTGCGGCGCCCGCTCGTCAGCGAGCTTCTTGAGGTGGGCCTCGTAGTCGTCGTGCCACTTCTGCGGGTCGTGGCCAGCGGCCTCAGCCTCGTCCCAGGCCCACTCGCCGATCTCGCCGGACTCCAGCTGGTCGTTGAGATCGCGGACCGTCGTCTCGGCCAGGTCCGGGTCGGCCTTCTTCAGCGCCTGCAGGAGCCGGTACGCGGACCAGGCGTAGATCCCGGAGTGAACCCAGGCGTTGAAGGCTGCTCGGCCCTTCTCGGAGTCCATGTCGGCCCCGAACATCTCGGCCGTGGAGCGCAGCGTTTGCCGGAGCATGGACTCCGCCATCTCTGCCACGGCGCCCGGCTGCGGGAGCGGGGCGGGAATCTCGGCGGGCTCGCCTCCCTTGCCCAGGCTGCCGGACCAGGCGCTGAGCACCGCGGGACGATCCTTCGCGTCGCCGCTGTAGCGGGCGGGCATCTGCAGGCCGAGGAAGTCGTCGCCGACGAGCAGGAGCGGCTTCTCGGGCGCGGTGTGCCACACGCGCAGGTGGCTGTCGGCGTCCTTCCAGCGGGCGAGCATCTCGGTGTCGACGCTGACCAGGTCGCCGGAAGCGGAGGCGTCCTGCAGTGTGTCGCGGAACAGGTTCTGCCACTTGGGGAAGGTCAGGTCCTTCGCGGGGACGATGAGCTTGCCCTTGTCGTCGGTGACGGTGAGTCCGTCGGCGCCGGTCGACAGGTCGAGGATCGTGTCGCCTTCGTGGGTCTCCAGCCAGCCGGTCAGCCAGCCAAGGTCCTTCTCGGCGATGGTGACGGACCAGGTGTCGGTCTCCTCGCGGACCTTCGTGCGGGCTGCAGCGAAGGTGTACCGGTCGGTGGCGAGGGCGTGGATGTGGATGCCGTCGCACTCGAAGCGGATGCCGTTGATGGGCGGCAGGGTGTCGTCGGGGCTGATGTGCGGGCGGGTCTGCTTGATGAGCCGCTGGAGCTTGTGGGCGTTGATCGTGGTCACGGTTCCTCCGTGGGATGCTGGTGTCGGATCCCCGGGCGATTGGCGCGCTCGGGGTTCTTGCTGCGCCGGCCGTGGCGAGAATCGGTGTCTCCGCCAGGGCCGGCGGGTCAGATGCGGCCGGGGTCGGTGGTGGCGAACGGCGCCTGGTGCAGCGGCACCGGCGTGATGCAGTGCCGCCGGATCTCGTCGACGCTGAGTTCCTGCGTCTTGGCGACGACGTGTTCGGCCTTGACGCCGACGTCGACTTTGCGTTCCAGGTCGGCGATGCGCTGGTCACGGAGTCGGATGACGGCCTCGGCCTGCTCCAGTGCCTTCTCGGCGACCTCCCGGCGGTCCTTCTCGTCGGCGAGCTTGCGGTCGGCGTCGTCGAGTTGGACCCGCTGGGTTTTGATGAGCGAGTCCGCCCACGTCTGCTTCAGGCGGAGCAGCTCCACCTCGTCGACGGCGCGGCGCCGCGGCTTGCGGGCGGGCTTCTCGAGGAGTCCGAGGCGGGGCAGGTAGTCGGTGAGGGTCACGAGGCGGCCCTCCGGTGCTGGCAGCGTCCAAGCAGGCAGGGCTCGGCGCGCTGCTTCCACTCGGCGTGGGCGACGAGTTCGTGTCGGTACCCCTCGGCTGCCTCGCGGCGGCGGTCGCGGACCCGAGGCGTGAACTCCTTGTGCGCGTCCTCGGCCAGCGGGCCGACGTAGTCGCCGAGCGCGGAACCCTCGACACAGCCCTGCGGGTTGATCCGGATCCAGAACGTTCGGGCCGCCAACTGCTGGGCGCGGATCGCCGCAATGCAGTCCGGGTGACCCAGAGCAGGCAGGACCCAAGCTCGATCGGTCTGCATCTGCCTGCAGTCGATGCAGGCGGCAGTGGTCTGGTCAGCCACGGGACTCCCCCATGAAGTCGTCGTCGATGTCGATGTGTCCGGCCTCGATGGAGGCGATGAAGTCCGGGTCGGTGGCCCAGCGGGGCACGCGGCTCGGGGTGATGCCGAGGCCGGCGGTGTCCTCGGCGACGGGCAGGTCGATGGCACTCACGCTGCCTCCAGGACTTGCCGGTACATGGCGGCGGTGGTGGGCTCGGGCTGGGGTGTGAGCGGCCCGTGCTGGCCGTACACCTCGGGCAGCGGCAGGGTGGCCGCACCGTGGGCGTCGACGCGCAGCATGAGCGGCTGGCCGGACTCGGTGTGCTCGCAGGTCCACAGCCAGCGGGAGCCGTCCAACGCGACCTGGACGCGGTCGAGGTCTATGACGGCGCCGTCGAGGAGAGTGGTCACGACGCCACCGCCTCAGGCTTGCGGGCGGCGTCGTACAGGTCGATGCCGTGGCGGATCGCGAAGCAGGACCACAGGAAGCCGGGCGTGAAGTCCTTCAGCGGCCACTCGTGCCAGTCGGCGAAGTAGTGCGGGTACAGGCTGTCGTCGCCCTCCGGCCGGAACGAGAAGTCGTGCAGGGCGCGATGGGCCTCGGACTCGTACTCGATGTTGTAGTCGGCGAAGTCGCTGAAGAAGTGCTCGTGGACCGCCTCGCGAAGCTCCCGGTTCGCGGCCCGCCACTCCGACCTGATCTGCCGGGCCAGCTCCTTGCGGAGGCCAGGCCTCGTGTTCAGCTCCCGCTGGGTGAAGCCCAGCTTCTTCCCGTGCTTCTCGACGCGGATGTCGAGGTCGTCCCGCATCCACTGCGCGATCGTGGACGCGACCTCCCACTTCAGCCGGTCCGGCTCGTAGCCCTCGACCTCGTCACGGCCAGCGCGGACCTTCTCCGACCAGTAGCCGGGGTTGATCTGCCCGGTGAGGGCGGTGCGGCGGAACAGGTCGAACATGTCCGGCGTGGCGTCGATGTCGAAGTGGAACGTCCAGCCCGCCTTGACGACGAGGTTGTACGGCCAGGTGATGAGCTGGAAGGAACCGAAGCTGCCGTTCTCCGGGTTCATGAACTTCAGGTGCCGGTACAGGCCGTCCTCGTGCAGGACGGTCATCTCGTGCTTGGCGGTGTCGCGGGCGAACCGGGCCGCGATCTCCGGGTAGTCGGTCACAGCTTCCTCCCCTTCCGGAGGTCGACGAACGGGCGGGTGGTGGCGTCGGTGTCGGCGTCGATGAGGAGGTGTCGGTACTCGGCGAGTTCGCCCGGCATGGCGTGCGCCCGAAGGTCGATGTGGCTGAGGGCGATCCCGCCCGCGTAGCCGTGGACCATGACGACGGGCTCGCCGCCGAGCATCCAGGCCACCGAACGGGTCGTGGTCTCCAGGCGCTTGGCGATGGTCGGGAACTCCTCCGGGCGGACGCCGGGGTAGGCGACCACGGGGGTACCGACCGGGTGCAGGCGGTTCCACTCGTCGGCGGCGGCGTTCACGCGCTGGCGGTCGACCAGGGCGGGCATCTCGGTCGTCATGCAGCACCGCCCGGGATGAAGAACGTGCACGGGCACTGGTGCTTCTGGGCCACCTCGGCACCTGACGCATTGCAGTCGATGGAGCCGTCCTTCGAATGCGCGGCCTCAACGTGCCCGCACCAAGAGCACAGCTCGGGCTCGGCGAGGGTCATGCGGGTTACCTCCGCCTCGGCCTTCTCGGCGCGGTCCCGCCAGCGCTTCTTGCCGTCCTGGTGGTGCTGGATCTGGCGGTGGAGGTCCGGGAGCGTGTTCCGCTCCAGGAAGGCGACGTCCTCGGTCCGGGCATCCAGCTTCCGCTGTGCCTCGTCGCGTTCGGCGCGGACCGCGGCCAGCTCGGCATCCACGGTGGCGCGCAGCAGGGGCATCAGACCCTCGACGTAGCGGCGGTAGCACCACTCGCAGTCGTCGCATCCTCGGTCGCCGGGCTCGAACCCGCACTCCCCGCAGAACGCTCCCGCGTCGGACAGAGCCTGCTTCATCTGCTCGGCGATCTCGGCTTCGCGCTGCGGCGACAGACGGTCGGTCATGACGCGCCCCCCGCCTGTGCGGCGCGGCGCTCGCGGTCCTCGACCGTCGCCACCCAGAACGTGTAGAACAGCTCGTCCATCGCGGCCTCGCGCTCCGCGTCCGGCAGGCAGTCGAAAGCGGTCCGGCCGATCTCCTCCGGCTTGAACCCCTCCGGGTACGACTCCTGCAGCAGCTCCTCCGCCTCGTTCCACAGCGCGCGGTACGCGGACAGCATCGGGATCGCGGACGTGATCCGGTCGAACTCCGTCAGGTCGCTCATCGGGCCGCCCCCTCGCCGTTGATGAGGCGGGCGACGATCAGCGCGTGGTCCTGGCCCAGGTCGACGGCGTACTCGTCGGAGCCGTCCTCGACGATCCGCGCCTCGATGACGTCGGCCTCCAGGTTCAGCCAGTCCGCGAGGGCCTTGCCGACGGCGGGCTGCATGAGGGCGATGTACTCGGCGTTCCACGGCTCACGGATCCCGCCGTAACCGGAGCGGATCCGGCCCGAGGCGACGACCTCGGACTCGACCGAGCCGGCCGGGTGGGCGTGGGAGTAGACGGCGCTCGTCGCGGTGGCGCGCGGAGACCAGACGGAGCTGGTGACCCAAGGGCTGTCGGTCGCGTGCTTCACGTGCTTGCGGAGCTTCGCCACAGCGGTCCGCAACTCATCGACCGGGGAGGTCTTCTGGGCCTCGGCGGGCGTCTGGGATGATGTAGGCATGGTCTGCCCTTCTCTTCTTGGATGGTGTGGGTGGATCGGGGCCGTCGCGGGGCTGGCGTTTCGCGGCGGCCTTCTTGCTGCCGTCAGGCGGCGATGGGGGCCGGCTTGCGGCGGGGGCGCCCGGTGCGCGTGGGGGCGTTGCGGTGCATCGCGGCGATCTCGGCGAGGTCCGAGTCGGAAAACATCAGGACTCGGCTCATGCGGTGGTGGGGGAATCCGCCGTGGTTGACGCCGTCGCGGAGCCATCGCTGGCCGCGGAGGTCGTCTTCGTCTTCGGTGGCGAGGCCGAGCCTCACGGTGGCCTGCTTGACGTTGTAGAAGCCCTCGAGCTTGAGCGGCTTGGTGGGGGGAGCCTTTCGGGTGGGCATGTCACCTCTTCTCGGGTGGGTCCTCTGGGGGTGCGAGGAGTCGGGTGGAGTCGGCCGGCAGGCCGAGCGCTTGGCGGAGCCGGCCGTAGGAGGTCGGTCTCATGCGGGTGCGGTAGCCGTTTTCGAGGTGGTTGAGGTAGCGCGGACTTATGAGCGCTCTTCGAGCCATCTCGGCTGTGCTCAGCCCTGCCTTCATGCGGAGCTTGCGGATTTCCGCCCCGTTCACCTTGAAGGTGGGTGGGGTTGCTTCCATGCGAAGAACTTAGCGGAAGTTGGCGGCTGCGTCTAGCAGAAGTTCGCAGAAGGTAGCGGAAGATCGCTACCTGAGAGTAGGTGCCCCGTTCATGCGCCGGAGTGCGCTTTTGGTCACCGTGCGCCTCTACGCCGCCACGTTCCGGACTCCTTTGGCCCAGTCCTAGCGGGTCCTAGCGGGTCCTGCGAAGATGAGGCCATGCCCAGCCCCGACCTCGAGCGCCTGGCGGTGCTCGTACAGAAGCGAAGGACCGAGCTACGGCTCGGCATCGAGCCTGCCGCCAAGCTCGGCGGCATCTCCAAGGACACGTGGAAGCGAGTCGAGGCGGGCCAGAAAGTCTGGGACCGCTCCTACGCCGGAATCGACGAAGCCCTCCAATGGGCCACCGGCAGCTGCCTGCGCGTCCTGGCCGGCGACGACCCCATCATCAGCGAGCCCATCGCCGGCACCGATGTGAAGGTGTCCGACGTCCCCAAGTCAGAACTCGCCCGGCTTGTCGGCGACGCAGTCCAGATCGCGGCCATCGCCACGAAGGGGTCGCTGACGGGCGACGAGATCGCGAAGCTGAACGAGCGCGTACTCCAAGAGCTTCGCGAACGGGGCGTGATCTAGGAGAAGTTCAGTCGATCGGCGTACAACCTTTTGCTTCCACGGGTTTGTTGCGCCTTTTCCTTGCATCACTTTGGTCCTAGGTGGTCCCAACAGGCCCAAAACGTGGCACAGTCGTGACCACACCTTGGGGGTTCCCCATCAGCACCCAGAAGGGGGACCAGGTATGCGGAGCAGTCTGTCCATAGTCGACGCCGGTCCGAAGTTCGCAGGATGGGCCGGACCGGTCAATGGGAGAATGATCTGTGTAGCGCCTCCCGAGATCGCCACGAGCGAAGAAGCACGCCGCTCGATGCGCGAGATCGTGAAGCGTGTAGGAGGAGACTGCGAGGGATGCCGGGGCTGCTGGCTCGGGTCCTGAGCACAACGGCCGCGGAGTCCTGGCGGTAGGGGTACCTGCCGGACTGCCGCGACCAGCACCCAAGGGGGTTCCATGCCGTATGTGGAAGTCCGCGGCAACTCGGTCCGCGTGAAGTGGTGGAGCGGCGAGTACCACCTCGACGCGGAAGGCAGGGCAACCCGGCGCAAGAAGTACGAGAGCGCCTCGGGTCCCGAGCCCGGGGTCCCCTTCGAGGACGAGGACGAGGCCTACAACTACGGGCTCGACCGCGAGCACGAGGTTCGCCACGGCACCCACATTCCCCGCGCCAACGCCAAAACGCTGATGCGGGACTACTGCTGGATGTGGCTCGAGGCCCAGGATCTTCGGGCGACATCCACCTCGCGGTACAGGTCACGGCTGCGGGCCCGCATCATCCCCTACTGGGGGGAGCGCGCCGTCGGCGACATCACGACCTGGGAGTACGAGGCCTGGAAGAAGGGGCTTCAGGCCGCAGTCGCCAAGGATGAGATCTCCCAGCACTACGCAGACCAGCTGACGAGCCTCTTCGGCATGCTGATGACGGACGCGGTCGTCAAGTACAAGCTTCGCAGCGAATCCCCGGTGATCGTGCAGCGGCGCCGCGGAAAGTACCGCAAGAAGAAGCGGGAAGAGAAGCGGCCGATGCAGATGGCCGTGCTGCACCAGCTGGCGACGAACGCCTACCACGTCTGGGGGTTCACCGGGTGGGCCTACATGTGGACGCTCGCGTTCACGGGTATGCGGCCCCCTGGGGAGATGTGGGGGATGCGTCGAGAGTTCGCCTCCCCGACCTGGCCGTTGAGCGATCCGGACCCGGAGCGCGGGGAATCCATGCTGGAGCGGTACGGGCCGGGCACGATGCCGGCCCTGCGGGTCCAGTACCAGTCGCAGTACGAGAACGGCGCCCGCAAGCAGGTCGGCCCGAAGTACGAGTCACACCGGACGCTGGTCGTGCCCCAGTTCCTGCACGAGATGCACTCCGCGCTTCTCGCGTCCCACGACTCGCCCTGGATGTTCCCGGCCCTGGACGGAGGTCAGATGGGCACCCAGTGGCATTCGGCGTACTGGGCGCACATCCGGGACGGCTCCCCTGAGCGGTCGTCCAGGAAGGACTACGTTCGCCGCGAGATCCATCCAGTGAAGGAGATGGCGGGTAAGCGGCTGTATCTGCTGCGTCATGGTCACCGCGAGTGGCTCGAGGAGGACGGGCACTCACGGATCGCCATGGAGACGCGGATGGGGCATGAGGTGGCCGGCGTGGAGGGCCTGTACTCGAACCTGACACCGCCCATGGAACGGCGGATCGCGGAGACGCTTCAGGAGCGCTGGGAGGCGTTCTGGGAAATGGGGGTATGGTGGGCGCCTCCCTTTCCCACTAGTCTCCCACTAGCGGCAGAGCGGGCTTGATCTGTGCAGGTAGGCGCCATGGGAGGGCGGATTCCATCGGAATGCTGGCGATGCTCCTCACGCTCTGAGTTGCAGTGCGCCTACCAGCGGATCAGGTAACTGACCGGCGGGAACGCTACAGACGCATAGCAGAAGTTAGCAGGAGTTAGCAGATCTTCGCAGATGGTTACGAAGATCATCTCCCACCCGTCTCCCATCTGCTTGGATCGCTGAACCTCATTGCGATATTGATGCGTACTAGAAGGACCGGAGCCGGAGTCGTCTTGCTCACCTTGGGGGTAGCGATCGACTCCGGCTCCGGCCCTTTCTTCAATGAGTGCCCCGTACACCGATTACGGTGCACGGCGCCCTCGTTCAGGCCCACCGCGCAGACCGTCACAGGGGTACACGGCCGGCTGGTGGGCCCATCGACGCCGCGGCGTTCAGGTATCCGCAGCCCCGAAGTCTCGAACAAGCATTCGATCGATCGGCGACGACACTACCGGTAGCCCTACGGCCGTGTCATAGCACCGCTGCAGATGCCCCGGGCATCCACCCGTTCTACGGGCGGGATCTGACAGTCCGTCGCTCGGATCTCAAGATCACAAAAAGCCCGGAGAACCGGGCTGACTTATGATCATGGTGGTTCCAGCGTGTAGCAGGTGCCCCACCTGCCCGATGACGACGACTGGCTCCTCGAGGAGCGCCGCGCCATCGGCGACCGCATTCGCGTCATCCGCATACGCCAGGACCGCACCCAGGAGAGCGTGTTCCTCGCGGCCCGCGTCGGCCGGTCCACCTACCAGGCGATCGAGGCGGGCGCCGCGGATGCCCGCATTACGACACTGATGCGCATCGCGCGTGTCCTGGGTGTGCACGTCACGGACCTCCTCCACGGCTGAATCTTGGTCAAATCTCAACAGGTGTAACTCGTTCTAGCAAGCGTGCACGCTGCATATATCTGAGAGATTCCCGTGTGCCCCGTGTGATTCCGTAACCGCTCGCCGACGCTCTGGCCAGGGCTTACCCGCCAGGCAACGATCAGCTGCTCTCCCTTGCCAGATCGACAAGCGCCCGCGTCTGCCGCGCCAGCTCGGCCACGTGGAGGGCTGCGGACATGAGCCCCGAGCCGAGGTCGCCGGCGAGGGCGCCGTCGACGTCGTCGAGCACGTTCCGGATCCGCCACCAGCCGCGGGTGTACTCCGCCTGTTCCTTGAGTCGTTCTTGGACGACGAGGTAGCGGTCGCCGATGGCGACGCGGAGGGCGTGGTCGAGTTCGGCGCAGCGTTCGCGGCGGGGGAATGAGCGGGGTGCCGTGACAGCCTCGACGATGAGGTCGTCGATGGTCTGGTGTGGGGCTGGCTGGTCCGTAGGGTTGGCCATGGCGGCGCTCCGGTCAGTGTCGTCCACGCCCCCGGGCCCTGCCAGGCCGCGGGGGTCTTTGCTGCTCAGACGGTACCGCTATATACCGCCCCATGTGGCCCCATGGGGCTACCTGCGGATGCCCACTGCCCGCCACCGCCCTACGTTTCGATCATGAGTGAGGAGTCGATCGGCTACGTGTACGTGCGGGTCGCCGACCAGGTCGAGGCGGAGATCCGGTCCGGGCGGCTGCCGCGAGGGGCTCGGTTGCCGAACGAGCGGGACATGGGTGCCCAGTACGGTGTCGCGCCCGGTACAGCCCGGCGCGCGGTGCAGGAGCTGCGGGATCGCGGGCTGGTCGTGACGCTGCCGAACAAGGGGACGTTCGTCGTGGCGGAGCGGGACGGCAACTCGTAGCCCGCTGACAGACCCGCGGACTACGCTGATCGTCATGCCCACCTCTCCCCCGCCGCAGGGCCGTGTGCGCCCGGCTGAGCAGGTGAACGCGGACATTCGCGCCCTGGTCGTAGCCGCGGGCGGCTGGCTGTACGGGGACACCCGGGAGCGGTACGAGGCGTTGGTCGAGGAGTGGGCCGAGGCGGTGCGGGCCGAAGTCGTCGAGGCCGCTTAGGATCCTCCGGTGGCAACCATCGACTTCCCCGCTGACCTGCTAGAGCTGGAACGTTCCGCCTGGGATGCGATCCAGGCCGGCACCCTCACCACCGACCAAGCCCTCGCCGTACACGCCGCCACGGTCGCGTTCTCCGAGCAGGCCGGACTGTCGCGGCTCGATGTCGAGATGGGGCTGAAGCGGGTCGTGCGGCACCCGGAGCCTGCGGAGGGCTGACAGCGGTCCGCCCCGGTGCATCACGCCGGGGCGGTTCAGCTCACGCAGCCAGCATGGGCTGATAGATGGGAACCACTGTACGAGGCCGCGCCGACAATACGGCTACGGCCAGCTCGCCACGACCTGCCCGCCGTCTTCCCTGTCGACGAGGACGATGGTCGCCCCGTCGCGGCTGCCGTACTCGCCGACCAGGGCAGCGAATTTGCGGCGCGCGGTTGCCTCCAGGGCCCACCAGCCATCCATCGCGGGCCGGCCGTGCAGGTACAGGGTGAGGTGGTAGCGCTCGGGGTCGGTCACGCCCCCAGGATGGCAGACGGTTCGCCCCCGCATAGGATCGAACACGTGAACGATATGCCGCCCGAGGAACGCCTCACCAAGCTGCGCACCCTGGAGGAGTGGCTCGACTACCAGCTGCGCACCACCCGGGCCCGCATCGCCACGCTCGAAGCTGAGGTCGAACGCGAGCGGCGGCAGCGAGAACGGGCATGGCGCGAGCAGCAGTGGAAGCTCCAGCCGTCCCGCGCGGCAGGCGACCGCACCACCACCCTCCACCGCGGCGGCTGCACCATGTGGAAAAACGAGATGGGCTACCTCGACCGCAGCGAAGTCCTCCTCGCCCTTGATGACGAGGACACCACCGTCGAGATGTGCCCGATCTGCAGGCCCGAAACCGGGCTGCGAGAGTAGGGGCCCGGACCGTCACAACCAGGTGACTGCTCCACCATTCCTACACATCAGGCGACACAACCCGCTACGGTCATCGCTCCTACAACGTCCTGGGGGGACAGATGACCAACCCGTACACCATGCAGCCGCCGCCCATGCCGCCGCAGCCTGGAAGACTCGCCCCGAAGTGGGCGCGGAAACGGTACGTGCTGCCAGCGCTCGCGCTCGCGTTCTTCATTGGCATCGGTGCCGGCGCCGGTGGGGAGGACGGCAGCGACGCCAAACCGGCCGCGGCCAAGCCCCAGCCCACCGCCACCGTCACCGCGACGGCGACAGAGACCGCCAGCCCGGAGCCCGCGCCCACGGTGACCGCCACCAAGACCGTCCAGGTGAAGGTGACCGTGACCGCGAAGGCGGCCAGCGGGAGCGGCAGTGGAGGCGGTAGCAGCTCCAGCGGTGGCGGGGGCAGCAGCGTCTACTACGCGAACTGCTCCGAGGCCCGTGCCGACGGGGCCGCGCCTATCTACCGTGGCGAGCCCGGCTACGCGTCCCACCTCGACCGCGACAACGACGGCGTCGCCTGCGACAGCTGACACGACTGCGCCCACCACGACGGGGGATTACGTGGCGGGCGCGGTATCAGTGTGGCACGGGGGCTGACAGGGCGGACGCCATCCGCGTACCGTGTCCGGGCGGCCACCGCAGTTCGCAGCCACCTGCGGGTGGAGCCCTTCGGGGCGCTCGGTGGCCGCACCTACAGATGGAGGGGCCATGAGCGGCGACACCGGCTGGGGCTGAGCCCACGAACAGCACAACGCCCCCGCAGCCAGGTCGGCTGCAGGGGCGTTCGCGCACTCAGAGGATGTCCTCGCTGGCGGCGTCGATCCACTTGTCGGCTTCGCGGATGTACCGCCAGAAGACGGGGCTTCCCTCCGCATGGCCGGACTGTTCTCGGATCTTCTCCTCGCGCTTCCCTGCCCGGCGGCTGGCGGTGATGAAGCCAGCTCGCATGCTGTGGCCGGTCAATCGGACCGCGACTCCCGCGCGTTCAGCGTTGCGGGCGATGATCTCCCGGACTGCTTCGGCGGTCAGGTGTCGGTCGGCGATGTTGCCCCACACGTCGATCGCGCGGAAGGCGGCACCAGCCGTGATGCCGCTGGCGGTCTTCCAGGTGGACCATGCGCGGACCGGGCAGGTGTCGGGGTTCTTGTCGTACATGACGACGACCTCGCGGGCGGGCTTGCCCTTGACGCCGGGGACGCGGACCTTGAGGCCTTCGCTGTGGAGGGTGATGCCTTCGGTTCGGAGGGCGGCGACTTCGGCGGAGCGGCCTGCGATGAAGAAGGCCATGAGCCAGAGGGCGCGGTCGCGGAGCCCGGTGAGCCCGTCGGGTACGGCGGCGGCCATCTGCCGGAGCTGTTCGGGGGTTGCGGCCTTGGCCGCTCCGCGCCCTCGCGCGATGCGGTCCTCGTCGTTCTTCAGCGGCTTGAGGGCCTGCCGGGCGGCGACGGTGGCGGCCTTGGGGACTTCGATGCCGTGTTCGTTGCGTGCGGTGACGGTGACGCCCGTGATGCGGCGGTCGATGCTGTTGGGTGCGGCGAGTTTGATGGTGTCGAGCCAGACGACGAACCCGACGAGCATGCCCTTGGTGACGGCGGTCGACGGCGTGCGGTGGCCGGTGCGTTCGGCGAGCCAGTCGTGGAACTCTTCCCAGAGTGCCCAGTCGTTGGCGTAGCTGCGTTTGGTGTTGTGGGGGCGGATGGCGTCGAGGTGCTTTTCTGCTGCCTCTTCCATGGCGGCGAGGACGGCGAGCGTCGCAGCGTCGTAGGCGGCGGGGGCGGCGTCCGGCTGGCGGGGGACGAGGGGCGCGGCTTCGGTCACGGACGCGCTCGAATCGCTTCGGCGGCCCCGTCGACCCCGTCCTCGTAGAACCGGTTGAAGAGGCTGCCCGTCAGCCCGTCGTATATCGCCCCACCCTCGGAAGCTCCGCCAGGCATGACCGCGTTCATGTCGTTGGCGTTCTGCCTGCCGAGGAGGAGCGCCAGGTATGCAGCTTCGTCGTGCGACAGCTCCACTAGGACGCGCTCCGGCATCTCCTCGTCGTCGAGGTCGATCCGCTTCACCTTCACGCGGCCTCCTGCTGTTCGTTGATGCGGCGAGCAGTGGCGAGCGCGGCGTCCGCGTCCACGGGCAGCGGCGCATCGGGGGCCAACTCGATGCGCAGGGCGTGGCCATCGAGTAGATCGGCCGTGATGAGGTCGAGATCCGGATAGTCGGCCGAGAGATCCGTCGAGCCGCCCGCCGACTGACGGCGCAACACGGCTGCCGCAGTGCGGAGTTCCTGGGCCCTCCGGGACAAGTTGATCAGGTCATCTGCCATACCTAATTGTACCGGTTTTTCGCCCACGATATGGCATGTTATCGAGAGTGGTCCGCCCCAACGGGGCGCGCTTCAGGGAACGTTATGCGCTAGCCCTTGCATGTCCATTGCTGGACATGCACCATAGTGGACATGGCGAGAGTCGCCTTCCAACCTGCAGGGGGAGACATGATCCACGGACGCGTCTACGGGTACCTCGACGACGAGGGCACCCAGAAGATCGGCGGCACGATTACCGCCGTCGGCGGCAGGTACGACGACATCAAGGCCGTCCAGTGGGACGACGGGATCATCACCACCGTGGGGGAACACCACCGCGGCCTCGACTGGGACTACGAGGACGAGGACTGACAGCCCAGATGAGCGAACAGCGCGACAAGCTCGCCCAGCGGGCCGAGGAACTGCGCGACCAGCGCACTTCGGTCGCGGCACAGTTGAAGGACGTCGCTGCCGAGTTGTGGCGGGACGGCCTTGAGAACGTCCGAGAACTCAGCCGGCTCACCGGGCTGTCCCGCACCACCCTGTACGCCGCCCTCCGGGAACGTGACATCGAGCCCACTGACCGCACCGACGGGAGCTAACAGGCGGTGCGGCGGTCCCAACCCTAGCCGAGACACACCGAAGCGCCCCCGCTCCCCTGCCGGTTGGCAGAGAAGCGGGGGCGTCGCTCACGCGGTCTCGTCGGGCGCGTACCCGTCGGGCAGCCCCGGATACACCGGCTCGAGGAACGGCTGGATCGACGGCGCGGGGATCGGCTGCGGGTCGAGGCGGCCCAACTGCTCGAGCGAGCGCGCGTCCGCGGCAGTGTCGTCACGGCGCGGGGCACGGAGGATCGGTTCGGGCATCGCTGCTCCTACGGGTACTGGCGGCGTTGCGGGTCGAGGCCGGCGGCGAGCGGGACGGACAGACCGCCGCCGCTGTCCCCGCTGCCGCTGGTGTTGCGGCACGTGTAGTGGGTGGAGCCGTCCGAGTCGGGGCTGCACTCGTAGGTGACGCCCTTGTACTCGAACGTCCAGCCCGACGGCGCGGGTCCGGCCGGCCCGCGGTCGCCCTGCGGGCCCTGGGGTCCTGGGGGCCCGGGGTCGCCTTGGGGTCCAGGTGGCCCGGCGGGTCCGGTCGGGCCAGCTGCTCCCGGCTCGCCGGGTACACCGCTCGTGCCCGGCTGCCCGTCGCTACCGTTCCGACCACTCGGACCGGGAGACCCGGACGGGCCGGGAGATCCGGCATCGCCCTGCGGCCCGGGCGGACCCGGCGGCCCGGGAATCGGAACCGGCACCTCGGCGCGGTCCGGCAAATTTTCCACGGCCGTCGTCGGATCGGGTGCAACCGGGGTGCCGCCCTTGGCTTTGACCTGCTCGCGCAGCGCCCGCACATCAGCGGCGAGCGTTGACACGGCGGTGCCCCGCAGGTCGGCTTCCTCGGCAAGCAGGTCGGCGCGATGGGCTTCACGCTGGATCTGCAGGTACACCATGAGGACGGCGCCACCCAGGAACAGCAGGGCGGCGACGACACCGATGGAACGCCAGCGGCGGGCGAGCGCATGCTTGGCAGCGGTCACGGCTGGCCTCCGAGCTGTGTCACCAGCAGCCGCAGGCGCGCGACCTCCAACTCCAGGACCTCGATGCGTGCCTCAGCCTTGGCCTGGTCCGCTTCGGCCTTGTCCCGTTCGGCGACCAGGCGCGCCGTCAGGTTGTCGTATCCGCCGATGACTCCGCCCTCCCGCTGGGCCCGCCCCGCGACTCGGGAGCCGTACACGGCTGCCGCGCCGGCCACGGGCCCTCCGATCAGAGCAGCGATCGCCGTGACCATGGCGGCGTCCATGCCACCTCCGAGCCGCTTGCATGGGGCAGGATCAGACGCCCTTGACGAGGGACGCACTGTTCTTCGTGCCGAACGCCCGCGCGGCCATGCCCTTGAGGAGCGAGCCTGCGGCGGCGATCCCGGCCGCAGCCACGGTCTCCCAGAACGAGGCCTTGAACATGTCGCCCGGGCCCGCGGCCACGGCGACGCCGGCCGCGGTGACGACGAACGTGGCGACGACGCGCTCGGCGAGATCCTTGGCGTAGGCGGTGCCGGTCTTCACCACGGTCTGGGCGCCGGGCAGGTTGAGCTGAGACATGGGAGTGTTCCCTTCTAAGGTTCAGACGTTGGGGACGTGGAGCTTTGCCCACGAGGCGGGGCCGGGGATGCCGTCGGCGGCGGTGCCGGTGTAGCCGAGCTTGCGTTGCCAGGCGGCATACGACACCTTGTCGCCATTGCCCCAGACGTTGAAGTTGCTGTTGGACTGGTAGTGGTTGCACCCGACGGCCACCAGCCGATGGTGCATGGCCTCGATGATCGGCGAGCGGCGGCCAGGCTGGAAGAAGCTCGCGCCGGGGAACGGCTCGTACTTCGGCCTGCTCGGTGCGGGCATCCCGACGAAGTTGGGCCACGAGCCCGGGTCTTGGTGGTCGTTTTCCGGGACTTGGCTGTGCGCGTACCAGCCGGCCTCCGTCTCCCACACGGACTCGCTGCGATGCGAGGTGAAATCCACGGGGTGCCCCATGGGCCAGGCGTTGGGGACGCCCCAGGAGTGCACCCAGTCCTGCAGCTGCTGCCAGCCCTTGCAGGGGGTGTCGCTCAGCTTGGCGTACACCTTGCCGTCGACGCGGCAGTAGGGGAAGAAGAGCGCCTCGATCTGGATGACGACCTTCCCGGCCCGGTTGGTGCGAGTCCCGCCCGCGAGGTCGACGACGCTCTTGGAGCGGGAGTTGGCCGGGTAGAACTGGGCGAACGTTCCGTGGAAGGGGTCCCACAGGATGTGCGGCGCCATGCCGCGTCCGCCGCCGGTGAAGTAGCTCTTGAGGGTGGCGAACGGCACCAGGTCGACGGGCTTCGCCGCGGTGGCGTTCTTGTCCCACGTGATGTGCGCGATGGCCTTCGCCGGGTACTGCGCGTCGCACGGAGCGTGGTCGCCGACGTCGGCGCGCATCGCCCCCGGCATCCAAAGCTCGGGCATGCGGACCCCTTTCTGGGCATGAAAAAAGCCCCTCGCGGGGCGGGGCGGGTGCGGGTCAGCTGCAGGAGTAGCTGACGGGTGGTATCCATGGGCGTCCGTCGCCGGGCGCGCCCGTGGTGGGCGTGTAGGTGAGCGGCGTCACCAGCGTGTCGGCGGCGGTCTCGTTGCGGGTGCCGAGCCACAGGTCGATGATCTGCCACGGCTGCCCATCGAGGACGGTGACGGTGCGGGGCTGCCCGCCGCAGGATGAGGAGTTGAAGTCTCGGCGCCCGAACGCGGGTGCGCCCCAGCCCACGTTGCCAGGCGCGGTCCACCCGGAGTACAGCGACGGCGCGGTGGCGTACCCGGTGGGGGTGCCCGCACAGTAGCCGCAGCCCTGGTCAGAGTAGGTGAGCACGTACTGCTGCGTGGTGTCGTCCCACCAGCCGCCGGGGCCCTCGATGGGGCCGGACATGTTGGCGACCTTGCGGACGCCCTGGCCGGTGCCGCCGCTGCCCGAGTAGTTCAGCTCCTCCAGGTTCAGCTGGTTCTGGCCGGGCATGGAGCAGACAATCGCAGGCCTGACGCCTGGTCGTTCGATGATGCCGAAGTCCCCGTTGCCAGCGCAGATCGACAGGGACGGCTTGTTGTAGGAGCCGTTCGGGGTGACGCCGGGACCACACGGCCCGGCCGGTGAGGCGCAGCCCATCACGTTGTAGGCGTTGGCCCCAGTGTCGCTGTAGTGGCGGGGGGCGTTGAACCAGAGGATCGGCACGCCATCGTTGTAGCCCCAGCCTGAGCGGACGATCATGCGTGGGTTGAAACAGCCCTGCCCGGTGCCGCCGCACGTCTCCTGCCACGAGCGTTTCGACCACGGGTCCTGCGAGTTGGGATCGAACAGCAGTTGCGGCGGAGTCCACGGGCCCTGGAGGCTCAGCGCCGTGCTGACGCCGAACCCGCACCACGGGGTCCCGGAGACGTACCACTCGTAGCCGCACGAGTACATCGACCCGTACATGTAGTACGTGGCGCCGACCTTCTTGATCGTGGCGTCATGCAGGTCGACGCCCTCGATGAGGATCGGTGCTGTGGCGGCCGTCGGCTCGGTCTCGGTGGCGGCCGACGGGGCGGCGCCGAGGAGCGCGGCGGCGGTGAGGATGAGCGCGGCCAGGACAGCGCGGACACGTGCGGACACGCCTGACCTCCTTTCGTCGGAACTGAGGTCGGCGTGCAGGCGGAGACGGATTCAGAGCTGTCGCAGCTTGAGGGCGCGATAGCGGAGGTTTCCCGTGCCGCTCAAGACGCGATGCTGGACCGTGACGGTCACCGTCTCTCCGGCGGCGCAGGTGATGATCTGGGCGGTCGTCAGCGGGCCCGCCGAGTTGGTGGCCGCCCACTGCACGGCCTGGGCGTCTGCGGGCGTGTAGAGGGTGCCCGAGACTGAACCGGAGGCGGTGAAAGAGGACAGGATGTTGGTGCCGGAGGCGTGGTCGCAGCGCACTCCGACGGTCACCTCGATCTGCCCAGACGTGGGTCCGGTGATCGTGGTGGAGAGGGCGCTGGAGCCGTTGCCGTAGGTCGTCGACGTAACGGTGCGGGCGGTGGTGTCCTCGACCAGCGTGGTGTCGGTTGACAGCCGGGCGGCGGTCATCGTCAGGCCGGCGAGCCAGAAAGACACGAGGGGCCTCCTACAGGGCGACGATTGCGGGCTGGGCGAGACGGACGTCAGTTCCGGTCGTCTGGGCCTTGACGACGCCGTTGACCGAGCGGGTCACGGTGAAGGTCTGCGGCGACGACGCGCCGGAGATCGCGGTGACGGTCATGACCTCGCCGCCGACACGGATGGTGAAGGGGAACTCGGACGGGTAGGCCGCAGAGGTGATCCACAGCGGTCCGGAGGTGGTGGCGACGCTCAGCGACGTGGCCGTGCTCGTGGCTGGCGAGGCGAGTTGGCTGCCGGCGGTGTCCGCCCTGCCGAGTACCGGATCCCCGACTACACCGACGGTCCAGGGGGCGGCTGGGGTGCAGTTCAGTTGTAGGTTCCAGTCGGTCGGGTGGCCGATCACTTCCTGGTAGCCCTGCATGAGCAGGTCGATGGGCCCGGGCGGCAGCCAGCTGGGTGGGTTGGCGATCTGGAGCCGGTCTCCCGACTCCAGCAGCGTGACCGCGTCGATCAGGCTCGGTGCTGCCGCCAGGTCGAGGTTGACGACCGGATAGCGGGCCTCGTCGACCGTGCCCAGGTGCAGCCGCCAGCCAGCATGCTGGAGGGGCTGGTCGTCGTCGTACAGGTTGAGGGTGACCTGCTCGTCGTAGACGCCGACCCCGTCCGGCGGGGCCTGGGTAGACAGGGCACCGGTGTCGAGGGTGGCCCGGCCGGAGGCGCCGCCGTCACGCGTGACGGTGACGTCGTTGCGGACCTTCTGATCGTCGTCGACGGGCTCCAGGGGCGGTGCCACGTGCCCGGGGGCGGTGTAGTCCAGGGCCAGGGCGACGAGCTGGTTGTACAGGGAGATGCGGTCGCGGTAGGCGAGGCTGGTGGCGTCACGCCGCTCGTAGAGGATGCCGCCGTCCGCGTCCGCGGCCTCGTCCAGAAGCGTCAGCAGCGCGTCCGGGCGCTGCGGGCCGACCTGCTCCTGCGCCGTCGCATTGCCCCACTGGGCAAGCGGGACGACCTCCTCGGACGCCAGGCGGGTCAGGCGGGCCCCGGCGGTCTCCCCGGCCCACGCGCTGATCGCGTTGTCGTAGGCGGGAGTGTCATCGACGGACCATACGCTGATGTGGCCGATCGTCATCCCGTCCAGGTCCGGGCTGTAGCCGCCCTGCGGGGATGCCACCGCTGCGGGACGGCCTACCGTCCCGGCGAAGGATCCGTTGAAGGCGGTCGCGACGCCGTTCAGCATGACCCAGCCGATATGCCAGTTGACGTTCCCCCCGCTCTGCACGGCGTTGAACTCGACCTTCACCCACTGGCCGAACAGCTCGCTGCCTGTGGCGATGCCCTGGGAGAAGACGTTGTTGCCGTCAAAGCCGAGGCCGACGATGGTGGTGCCGCCGCTGCTGAACTGGATCAACCATTCCGTGACCGTGCCTGTCGTGCACAGGATGCGCAGGAACGTGCGGTTCGTAGCGTTCGGCTGGTCCAGCCGATACAGCCACTGCACGCCCCACTTGGTGAGCGTGCCCGATGGGGCGGGCACGCTGCCGTACATCTGACACGCGGTACTCGTACCGGAGTTGATCGTCGGCAGCGGCCTCGACGACGCCAGACTGTCCGTCGCGGCCCAGTTCGCCGGCGACAGCCGCAGTGGCGCGACCCCCGGGGTCGGGGATGCTGCCTGGGTGGCGCTTTCTCCCTCTTCCATCGGCCAGTACGCCAGCGGCCCGAAGCTCGGGATGCGGCGGCGCAGGGTGGAGTCCAGCGCTTTGGCGCCCTGCCCGAGGCGGCGCAGGATGCCCGAGGCCTCGATGGGCACCCGCACGTCCTTGCCCGAGACGTCCCAGCGGGACGGCCAGCTGGACACCTCGCCCACGAAGCGGGTGCGCCGGTTGCTGATGGCGGCGGGGCTGTTCACTGTCCATGTCCGGCCAGCGCCGTCCGCGAAGTTCGTGGCGCCGAGTGTCTGGGTGGTGAAGTTCGGGTTGGCGACGACGCTGCCGCCGATGCCGTTGCGGATCTCCAGCGAATGGATACGGCCGGCCGCGTAGGTTGCGGCGATGGGCACGGCGCCGACCTGTACCGCGGCGGTAGAGTTGAAGATGGACGTCACTCCGGACTGGACGACCGGGTTGCCGAGCTGGGTCCACGGGCCCGCAATGGTGGGGGCGGTGTAGAACGTGATCGTCCTGCCCGAGGCGCCGTTGTCGACGTCCAGGGTCGCCCGGACGGCCAGGCGGCCGCTGGCGGGGATGACGGGCTGCGCGGTGGAGCTGGCGCCGATGACGCCCGTTCCGTCCGCAGACCACTCGAAATACAGCCGATTAGAGCGCACCCCGAGAAGCCAGGACTTGTTGGAACTGAAGCTGCCGATTTTCCCGGCCAGGATGGTGGTCTTCAGCCCGTCCGAGGCGTTCAACCAGTTCGTCAACAGCGCGTCGATACGGACGTCGATGTCGCCGGTGATGTCCAGCTGCGTCGCGTCGGGCGTGGACGCGTAGTCACCGTTGCCCTGCAGCTCCAGAAACGGGGTGCCGGCCTTGACGAGGGCGCGCAGCGGGGTGTTGCGCCCGATGATTCCGTAGTACGGCGACAGCGGGTTGCGGGGGCTGTACTTGCCGGATCGGTTGTTCAGAGTGAGCGTGCACTTGCCCGGGTCGACGCGGGCGCCCTCGTCGGCCCTCCCCCGCGTGATGGTGATCTTGTCGGAGGTGTACACGTCGGAGGTGATGTCGACCCACGCATTGTTGATCCATAGGTCGACCTCGACGCCGAGCGGGGTCTGGGGGAACGCCAATGCTCAGCCTCCTTACTGCCCGAAGGCGGTCTGGACGTTGCCGCGCCCCTTGACGCGCGTGATCTTCCGCATGAAGCGATGGAAGTCGTCCTCCGCACCCGACAGCTCGAAGCGGACCAGAACAACGCCCCCGCCGGCGGACGCGCCCATGAGCGGCGCCATGCCGGTGGTGAGCGGTTTGGCGGGCATGGCGAGCTGCGGGTCCACCAGGCCGCGCATCGTCTCGTCCAGGACGCCGCGATTGTTCTCGGCGCCCTCTGCGATGCCCGGCGGCAGCCAGTGACCGATCTCAGCCGCCATGAGCTTCGAGGGAGAGCCGATGTGCAGGAAGTCCTTTGCTGCGCCGACGATGTTGTTCGACACGAAGTTGGCGACCTTGGAGTAGAGCCAGCCGCCCAGCGACGAGATGCCGTTCCACAAGCCGAGGATCACGTCGCGGCCCTTGGAGTACAGCAGGCTACGCACGCCGCCGATCGCGCCAATGACCCGCCCCGGGATGCCGCGCACCCACGAGATGAAGGAAACAACCTTGACCGCGGCAGCATCCCGCATGGCCTGGAACGCAGCCGAAGCCCTGCTGCGCAGGGAACCGACCAGGTTGGCCAGGGCGCCCAGCAGTCGGCCGGGCAGTCCGCGCACCCAATCGATGAGGGAGACCAGCTTCACGACGGCCCAGTCCCTCACCGACTGGAACCAGCGCGCGAACTTGCCTGGCAGGGTGCCGAACCAGGCGAACGCGCCGGACAGCCACGAGACGGTCGCGTTGAACGCGGTCTTGATCGCGCCCCAGACCACAGACCAAATCTGCTGGAACCAGGTCGTCTTGGTCGCGATCAGCACGATCGCGGCGACCAAAGCGACGATGCCGACGATGATCCACGTCACCGGGGAGGCGGCAAGTGCCGCGTTCCACAGCCACTGCGCGCCCGTGGCGACGGTCGTGGCGGCCGCCCACGCGGTCTGCGCAGCGGTCCACACCACCATCCCGGCCTTGACGGCGAGGACAGCGGCCGCGATACCGCCGAGGGTGTAGGCCAGTGGCTCCATCACGCCCTTGTTCTGGGACGCGAACTGCAGGAACGACCCGGACACCTCGGCGAGCTTGGTGATCGCCTCCCGCTTGAAACGCTCCAGCGTCTTCGCCGGGGATTCCGACAGGGTCTTCGTCATCTTGTCGGCGGCGCCACCGACCTTGCCGAGGGCTTGGACCGCACTGGACGGATCAAGGGAGTACAGGGCGTCGCCAAGGTCTTCGGCCTGCGTGCCAAACAGCTGGACGGCGGCCGCGGAACGTTTGACGGGGTCCTTGATGCCGCGCAGGCGGTCGAGGGTGAGGTCGAGGGCGCTGGTTGCAGAGTCGCCGCCCTTGGCGATCTTCGCGGCCATCTTGCCCGCGTCCAGACCGATCGCCTGGAACCCCTGCGCGGTGGTCTTCGAACCGTCGATGGCCCGGATGGAGAACTCTTTGATGCTGTCGGCTACCACGTCGGCGTCCCGGGCGCCGGCCTTCAGACCCTGCGACAGCAGGCCCATCGCGGTCTTGCCGTCCAGGCCGAACTTCCGCCACTGCGTGCCGTACTCGTTCACGGTGTCCAGCAAGTCGTCCGCCTTGTTGGCGCCGCTCTGGAAACCGCGGGTGAGGATGTCGAACGCCTCGTCGGCGTTCTTCGCCAGGCCCGTCTTGAGCATCTGCCCGACCGCCGCGGTCGTGGGGCCTACCTCCTGGTCGAACGTCTCCGCCAACGCCAGAGCCTTGGTGGTGATGCCTTCCAGTCCGCCCTTGGCCTTGGAGACGTCCCCAATGTTCTGGTAGACGCCGCGGATGGCCTCGTTGACGGTCTCGGTGGAGTCGCCCCACGCGCCCGCGTAGACGTTGGCGGACACCTTCGACAGCCGTGCCGCCTCAGCCGGGCCGACCCCCAGCTGCGCGGCGAGCTTCGCGTTCGCCGCCGACATGTCCAGCGACGCCGCCACCCCGACGCCGAGAGCACCGGCCACGCCCGCGGCGATGCCAGCGGCCGCCTGGTCGAACTTCTCCCGGACCTTGCCCAGGGTCTCCGTGGCCCGGTCGCGGGCAACGAGGTTGAAGACGAGCTAAAGCGAGGTGTCAGACACCTCTAACCACCCCCTCTACTGGGGGCGGTCACCACCCAGTTGCCAGCGCCTCAGCGCCCCGACTTCATCTTCTCGTTGGCTTCCTGTTGGGCTTTCTCATAGGCGTCCAGCCAGCCCAGCAGGGCATCGACCTCTTCGACCGTGCATGCGTCCCAGTCCCGTGGACGCATGTGCAGCAGGTGGGCGGCGTCGCCGAGTCGCCTCAGTCGGCGATCGGCAGACTCGCTTTTCCCTGCTCCTCGGGATCCTCGGGCGCCTGGGCGATCTCCTCGTCCAGCTTGGCGAGGACGGCCTCGAGCTGGTCGGCAGGTACGGAGTCGACGACGTGCTCGCGCATCGCCAGCAGTTCGCCCTTGGAGTGCTCCAGCGTCAGCTCGTCCCACGCGAAGTCGACGTCCTCGTAGCGGACGCCGGGATGCTCACGCTTGAGGAACATGAACAGCAGCGCCCGCCGGCACTGACTGTTGCCCTTCAGGACGGCCTCGGAGAACTCGGTGAAGTTCTTCCCGGTGCGCCGCTCGAGCATCTCCCGCTCAGCCGACATGAGCTTCTTGGGCTGGTACTTCCAGCGCTTCGGCTCGTCGCTGCCCTCGGGCTTGTACACCAGGTACACGGGTGTCCCCCTTATCGGGCCCGGGACGCGATGCGCCGGGCCATGTCTTCCATGGCCTGTTCAACGGCCTGTTTGTAGATCCCCTCACGGCCGCGGAACGCCCGGTCGAACCACTCGAGCTTTCCGCGCTGGTGCACCCAGCTCTCCCGGTTGCCCCAGACGGGGTGGCGCCAGCCGCTCGCCCTGTTGGTGCGCTTGGGGGCGTTGGGGAAGCCGCGCACGTTCTTCGTCTTGAAGGCCTTCACCCTGGCGCCGCTCCAGCGGCCGCCGAGCTTGACTTCGGGCCGGATCTTCCGGGCGATCGACGTGCGCAGCGCGGGCGTAGCCCCGTGCAGGGAGACCATGCCCATGATGGAGTCCTTGGCCTGCTGGGCACCCGGCTTGAGGGCCTCGCGCATGTTCTTCGCGAGGTCCTTGCGGAGCTCCTTGCCGTCCTCCTCGGCGCGGATCGCCCGCACCAGGGCTGCCAGGCCGTCGTGCGTCTCCACGCCGAGGGAGAACGGCGGCCCCCCGCTGGCCATCAGGTGGTGCCGCGAGTCACGGCCCCCGAGGTCGGGAAGCTGAGCGACACGGTCGCCTCGTCGCCGACCGACCCCGTGATCGGGTTCCACCCATTGATCAGGATGTTGCCGGTCCACTTCGGGTTGGAGGTGGACACTGCGCCCTGGTCGGCGCGGACCTCGAACGGGACGACGGTGCCGAGCAGAGGCCACATGATCGAGTCGAGCTGGGCGGCGGCGAAGTCCTGCAGGAACTCGCAGCTGAGTTCAGCGCTCTTGAGGCCGCCGAGGACTTCCTTCCAGCCGAGACTGGCGTAGTTGGTGACGTCCTTCTCCTCGACCTCGACGCTGAGCTCCGCCTTCTTGGTGAAGCCGTTCAGGACGTTGGCGTTGATGCTCACGTACTGGGCGAGCAGCACCATCTTGGGCATGACGAGCCCTCCTTTCAGGGCATGCGGAAGCCCCGGTCACCTGTGGCGCCGGGGCTGTCGTTGGGACGTGAGGGACGATTACCCGATTCCTAGCGCACACGCGAAGAGAAAACTGGGTGTGGTGCCGCTGATCGTCCACGCCACGCGCCACCACGAATCCGTGATGGCCGTACCAGCTGTCCGCAGGGTCTGCCCACCGACCGCGTTGGCCGCGGTGAACGTCAGGCGGGTGGTCGGCGCGCTGAAGGTGTTGTCGACGGACGACTCCACGCGGGCGGTGATGCTCGGCGTCGTGCCGGCCACGGACAGGACGTGCAGTGCGGCGTACAGCCGTTTGTTCGCTGCGACGGCGCCGAGGTTGAGGCCCGTGCCCGTGCCGGTGGCGGTGCGAGCGGTGCCGGGCGGATGGGCGAACTGACCGCGCACGAGGGGCCAGCTGCTCTTGGCGGTCGACGTCCAGGGCGCGATCTCACCGACCGCGTCGAACAGCTTGTAGTCGGCGCGCAGGGCCTGGGTGAAGTACGCCAGGTCACCGACGTTGGCGGCATTGTTGGCGCTGATCGACCACGGGCCGGTGCCGCCCAGGCCCGCCCAGGACGCGTCGTCGACCTTCGTGACGTCGAACGCCTCCCACTGCCCCTCGCCGGAGATCTCCGCCGAGGCCAGCCCGCCCATGACCTCCTTGTAGCCCTGGGAGGCGTAGTTCGTCGCTTCCTTGGACTCCACCTCGGAGGACAGCTCGATCTTGTTGGAGTTGCCCGTCAGGTCGACGCCGACCGCGAAGCAACGCACGTTGGTCAGGATCGTCTTAGCCACCGGTGCCTCCCTTCGGCCGGCTCTTGCGGCCACCCTTGGGCTGCTCGTCGGCGGCTTCCTCGGCGACACCGGACGCGACCAGGTGTGCGCCCTGTGCGGTGGGCACGTCGACCTCGTCGCCCTCGGCGGGCCACGGCTCGCCGTTGAGCTGGGCGCCCTCGGGCATCGCCTGTGTGATGCGGATCTTCATCAGGTGCCTCCCGGACCGATGACCTTGATCATGAGTTCGGCGCCGACGTAGCTGGATCCCGCGTGCTCGTACCAGCGGTAGCCGAGCACCCGCTCAAGGTGCAGGTCGTCGGCCAGGCCACCCAGCGCCATCTCGCCTGGGCCACCGCGGGCCGCCTCGATGGCTTGCTTGAGCGAGGCCTGGCCCGCGCCCGACAGCAGCGCGTCCAGGATGCGCTGGGCGGAGCGGTCATCGGCGCGGCCGGCCAGCACGCGGCAGGTGACCATCAGCTCGTCCGTGCCGCGGCCCATGGTCCGGTCGAACGTGATCTCGACCTCGCCGACGAAGAAACACGGGGTGACCACGGAGTCCGGCACGTAGCCCGTGCATGTCAGCGCTCCGATGCCGTCGGGCAGGACGACCGCACGGGCTGCGTCCGCGATGGCGTCGCGAATGGCGGAGATCTGCACGGCGCCCCCTATCCGAACCCGGGCAGCACGAAGTGCTTCACCAGCGCGTACACGTCGGGGTCAACGCGGGAAAGATTCCGCACACCCCACTCCGCCGAGCCGATGATGCCCTCCGGGGAGTCCTTCCGCTTGTACAGGCGCGTGGCCTGGATCAGCGTTGCCTGCACCACCTCGTCGGGCACCACAGGCCAGCCCCAGCGGGCCGTCACCCGCACCCGCTGCGTGCCATACCCCCAGGTGCCCAAGGTGCGCAGCAGTGCGGTGATGGGGCGGCCGTCCAACAGTGCGTTGTACGGGGTGGCCTCGTAGTCGGTGACCGCAGTCCACGACCCACCCGAACCGGTCTCCACCACCAGGCCCGTGATGTTGCCGATGTCGTCGACGAGCAGCCGTTCCCCGTCCTCATCGCACACCGTCCGACCCGAGAGGCGGAACATGCGGGCCACCGGATCCGTGTCCAGCCAGAACCGGCGGCCAGTGTCACGGTCGATTCCACGCGAAGCGGCCGCCAGAGCCGCATTGAGCAGCGTGTCGCGGCTGGTGTCGCTGGCCTCAATACCCAGGTGCGCCTTGATCGTGGCCAGGGAGGCGTACTCGTTGGCCACGGCCTACTCCTTGCTGGTGTCGCCCTGCACACGAGGCTTGCGAGGACGGCCGGGGCCGCGCTTCTCTGCGGTGGGCGCAGCAGGCTTCTCCGGCTCAGGCACCTCGGCGACTTCCGCCGTCGGCGGCACCGCCTTCTCCGGCTCATCGGTGTCGGCGACCGGCTCGGCCAGGCCCTGGGCGCACAGGCCCGCGGCCTCGTCGTCTGCCAGCTCGACCACGCCACCCCTGGCAGGCCACTCCTGGCCGTCACGAGTGCCAGAGATCTGCACCTTCATACGTACCTTCATGTCGTCTCCCTCGCGGCACGGATCAGCTCGTCGGGGTAGATGTGCAAGTGGGCAACCGGCGGCTCGTGCACGTGGTACCCGCGCACGCCGACATCCCACAGGGCATTGGTCAGCTTGATGTCGAGATTCGACCAGTGAGACCCGGCCCACGTCGCAGGCAAATCCGGATGCTCGGCGATCAGCGCTGCGCTGAACCGGACACACCCCAACGTGCCGCCCAACTGGCCAGCGATCTGATACCGATGGCCGCAATACGCCTCACGGCAGGAAGCCATCCCAGCTACGGCCCCGGGCCATGGCACCACATCGTGCTCAACGAGCACGAACCCGGCACCTTCCCGCCACAGGCGGGCCAGCAGCCGCCCATAGGCCAGGTCGTCATCCATGATGACGACCTGCGGATAGAGCCCTTCGGCTCGCAGCGCCAGCGCCGCCGGGCAGTCCCCCGACAGCGCCGGCACTACGAGTTGCTCCACTAGACCGTGCCGCCGGTCAGGAACTTGATCGCGCCGGTCGTGTCGACGAGGTCGCCGTCGCCACGGAGGATGACCCGGAACGTGATCAGGTCGCTGCTGAAAGCGAAGTCGTCCGACCGCTCGAAGCGAATCGACTCGACCTGGCGGACGAAGTACTGCGAGAAGTCGCCGAACACGACGGACTTCGCTGCGGAGCCGATGCCCGCCACGTTCGGGTCGGTGTACACCGGCTTGCCGAGGATCGTGTCCGGGATGCCGCCCTGAAGGCCCGGCTGCCACAGGTAGTTGCCCTGGCCCGCGCCGCCGGTGTTGTCCTTGAGCTTGCGGATCGTGGCGACGCTCGCGTCCTTCAGCAGCCACGCACACGAGGGGCTGTTCCGGTACGGCGCGATGACCGAGTAGAACAGGTCGATCAGGTTGTCGCCCGTCGGAGCACCGATCACCGAAGCGCCCTGCGCCACCGTCGAGCCGGTCACGCCGGACGTCGCGGCCGTGACGACGCCGTTCGGCTGGGAGCTTCCGGTGCCCGTGATCAGGTAGGAGCCGAACCCGTTGCCGAGCGCGCGACCTGCCTGCATCGCCAGGTACCCCTCGAGGTCCACCGACGTGTCGTTGAGGAGTTCGTGGGAGACCTGCATGAGGAACCCGAACTTGAACGCGTCCAGCGGCACCTGGCCGAAGGTGGGCTCGTTGCCGGTGAGCGCGGTGTTCTCGGCGACCAGGACGGCGGAGGTGGAGTGCGCGGTGGTCTTCGGGACCTGAATCTGCTCGCCGGTGGCCGTGCGCAGCACCGTGGGGTTGGTGGACAGCAGACCACTGTTCTCGATCATGTGGGCGACGAGCCGGTTGTAGAACGAGGTCTTCACCGTGTTTCCGCCTGCTGCCGCGGTGCCCTTGACCAGGGCGCGGTAGTCGACGGGGCCACCGTCCGAGCGGATGTCCATGGCGCGCCCGGCCTCGCCACGCAGGAACCCGCGCAGCTGGGCGGCCATGTCCGGCTTGTCCGAGCCCCGTTCGCGCTTGTCCTCATCGACGGGCTTGGCGAGCAGGCCCTCGAACGCGGCCTCGGCGTCCTTGGCGCGCTTCTCCCCGTCGATGAAGTCCTTCACGCGCTGGTCGATCGCGTCGATGTCGGCATTGAGGGCCTGGTACTTGCCCTCTTCCTCGGCCGTCAGGTCACGCTTCTCGCCCTCAGCGGTGTCGAGCAGCTCCTTGGCCTGCTCCCACACGTTGAGGCGGCGCTCCTGCAGCCTCTTCATGTACTCGGTCACGGCCCCTCCTGGGCATGACGAAGACACCCGCACGGCCATGCCGGGGGTGTTGGTGGATGGGGTTATCGAGGTGGGGAGCGCCCTGCCTCAGATGGTGCGGCGCATGAGAAGCGCGGCGCGCCGCTGCCGCAACGCCAGCAACGGGTGGGTTTCGCCCTGCCCGCCCTCCGGCGCGAGATCGATGACGGTGGGTGCGGCAGGCTCCAGGAACCTCTTCAAGTCCCCGCCCTCAGCCGCAGCCCGCACCTCCTCCAGGTCCGCGCCCGCCTTCTCGGCGAGCGACCGCAGACCAGTCGAGGTATCCAGATACGCCGGAGTGTTCACCGGCGCCACGTCAACGAGACGACCCGACAGCAGCGTCCGCATCGGGAAGCCATCCTCGGTCATGCTCCAGTCGTCCTCGAACGTGTAGAACGCGAAACTCGAGCGGCGCACATCGCCGCGCGTCACCAGCTCGAACACGTCCGCGCGCGCGGCCGGCACGTCGACCGTGTAGTCCAGACCCGTGCCATCCACCGCCAAACGCAGCGTGCCGCCCTCCGTGGTACCGAGCAGCATGTTGTCGTCGTGGTTGTAGCGGGCCATCGCCTCCGGCCAGCCGTCACCGGCGGACTTCGCGAAGAACCCGGGATCGATCCGCTCGACAAAGCCGCCCAAGTTGCGGGACAGCTTGTTGAACTTCGCGGCGTACCCGCCAATCCGCATCGGCGGCGCCTGCTCGCCCTCACCCTCCGCACGGACCTCAACCAGGCCGCGCGTGAACCGGCGCTCTGCGGTACTCATCATGCCTCCTGGCTGGACTGCGCAGGCGCGGTGCCCTGCGATACGTAGTAGGCCTGCCCCTGCCCATCCGGCAGCGGCGGCAGATCCTCAAGGGCCCGAATCTCATCCCGGTTCCGCCAGCCCTGCTCCAGCGCCATACCGTGCGCCGTGTAGCGGTCGATCAACGACGTGCGAACCATGGCGTCAACGTTGAACTTCACAAACTCCCGGCCCGGCATCATCGCCGACAGGCGGCCCTCGAGCAGGACCAGCCACGGACGCAGCGTGAACGTGACGAAGTCGATGCCCTCCTGCTCGACATTCGCGTAGGTCATCGACCCGCCGGCCTCACCGCCCACCTTCGTCGGCGGCACACCATAGATCGCGGCAATCTGCGTAGCGTTCAGCCGCATCGTCTCGACGAACTGCGACTCCTCCGGAGACACCTGCAGCGCGTTGAAGTCCCAGTCCTGCCCGAACACCAAGGGCTTGCGCGACCGGATCCGCGCCGACAGCCGATCACTGACCGCCTCACCCTCCTCCGGCGTGATGGTCTTCGCCGTGTTCTTCAGCGTGGCCGGCGGAGTGCCGCCGTTCTCGAACCATGAGAGGCCGTACTCGGTGGCCTTCAGGCCGTGCCCGATGGTGTTGGCGAACGCGGCCATCGGCGACAGCCCGACCACCCGGCCGGGCAGCACCACCCACGGGATGTGGACGATGTCGGCGGCGGGAACCTCGCGGCCCTGCCAATAGTAGACCGGCTTCCACGGGTTGGCCTCGTCGACCCAGCAGTCGTCCGGGTTAAGCCACTCGATCATCGTGGGAAACCCGAGGTCATCCCGCTGGGTGATCAGCCCGTAGGCGTTGCCGCGCAGCGCCAGCGAAAACACGCACTTCTGCAGCCACTGATACAGGTCGTCGACGACGGCCGGCTTGAAGAACAACTGCGGGATGTACGAGACCTGCTCGCGGTTGAAGCCGTTACGCCGGTACAGCTGGATCGGCAGCGACGCCACCGACGACGCCAGGATCCGAACCGACGCAAAAAGCGGGATCAACGCCAGCGCGCGATGGTCGCTGTACCCGCCTGAGCTGGCAGGCCCGCCAGCAGACCACGGCAGCGAGGTGATCGCTCGCTTCGTCGCGGCCCCGAAGCGTCTGAACGGCGCCCAGAGCGAGGACCAGACGCGGCCCACGCGACCACCTCCCTACAGAACCGAATCCAGGATGTTGTAGTCGTCCTCAACCTGCGGGCCACGAATCAGCAGCGCCCAGCGAGCGAACGTCACAGCACACAGCGGGCTGATATCCACCAGGGAACTGGTCCGGTCCAGCGTCCAGGCGTCCCCGTTGCGGCGCGTCCGAGCGCCGTTCACCGCGGCGGTGAGCGGAACCTGATCGATGTGCTTGACCGTGCCCTGATTCATCGCATCGGCCATCTGCCCGCACGCCTCGGTAATGTCGCCGGACCGCATCACCGCCAGGTCACCGCGCTGCGGGTGCTCTTTGTCCTTCGGAACATCGACACCGGCGGCGATCAGATCGTCGATGAGCGAACCGGCCGGCGCCCCAGACGAGGCGATGGCCACGGCCACCGGCTTCCACAGTTGGCGCAGCTTCAGGACGGCAGGGACCACCCAGTCCGTACCCGGGCGGCGGGCAACGACCTCGAGATGGACGCTCCCATCGGCGCGCCTGGACGCGGCCGCGATGGACGTCGTGCTGCGGTCCTGCGACACGTCGATGGCGAAAGCCACGCCGTCCGGCACCGGCTTGCTCTTGGCGTCGACCAGGCCCGGCCACTTCCCCTTCGGCACGTTCGGGTCAACAGGCGGCGCAGCCTTGCGAGTCCGGTTCAGATAAGCCCGGTCGAACTCCGCCGGGTCCATTTTCTCCAGCTCAGCCCGGATGATGTCCTCGGTCACCGTGTAGCCAAGCGCCGGAAGAGTCGCCCGCCACGTAGCCGGGTCGTCCCGCGGCATCTCGTCCGGAGCGAACCACTCGAAGTAGGCGACGCTGGGCCGCTCCCCCGTCTCCCACATCCGTTCGATGTGCTCGCGCCCCGCGGCACGCTTCTTGTTCAGCCACACGGACTTCTCCGTGCCGCCCGCCGACGCCCACCACAACTGCGCCATCGGCCGGGTCAGCATCGCAGGACTGAACGCCTGCTCCAGTCGGTCATCCTCGTGAGCAAACGCCTCGTCGATGATGCCAAGGTCGAGCGGCGGGCCGTGACCGGCCTTCTCCGTGTTCGCGGTGATACCCATCAGCGACCGGGTCTTGGACCAGATGATCGCCTCATTGCCGTTCGACTTCCGCACCCGGATCTGCTTGGCCAGCCGCGACCCCAGGATCGTCTCGGCGAACTCGTCCTCCCAGCGCGTGCGCGCCATACCGCGGGTCTGCGCCGCATACACCACCCGCTGCCGCGGCCAAGCCGCAATCCGATGCACCTGCACGCCGAGAATCTGCTGCGTCTTGCCCTGCTGCCGCGACACCGACAAACCGACCTCGCGATGAGCGAACCGACCCGTGGACGGATCGATCTCCAACGCCACATCCATCACGTACTTCTGCCACGGCATCGGCGGATACCCGAGCCGCTCCATCACCGCCCACGCCTTCGGCCCCAGAGAAGGAAACTCCGGCCGGCGCGGCGTCCCCCACCGCGGAGGACACGTCAGCCCGTACAACTCCAGGCACTGAGCGGCGAACTCAGCCGGGGGCGCCCAAGTCTCCGAGGTCGTCATCGTCGTCGTCATCCACGGCCCGCCCCTCAACCAGCGCCGACACCGTGGCCCTCAACTCCCTTGCCAGCTGCGGAAGGAGACGCGGGTCCGCGGATACCTCGACTGGCGAACCGCACTCGTCGCACGCCACTCGCCGCTGCCCGTCCATCTGCCGGGCCAGTCGGAAGGCAACCTGAGACAACGTCGGCTCAATGCCGGTCAGGTCGCCAAGTGCCTCAATGTCCTCAGCCAGCGCCGCCTCCACCGGGCCTCCCGCCTCGCTGTACGCAGCAGGTGCCGAGGGCGCAGCGGCAGGGGTGGTCTGCGTCCGGCCGTCCGGTGGCAGCAAGGCCACGACTGAGACGTCCAGCGCTGCGGCCAGCGCGACAAGCTCGTCGACATCCACCCGGCGGGCTCCCGCCTCAATCCGGGACACGATCGGCTGGGACATGGAGCGGCCGACCCCAGCCAGGCGCTCCATCAGACCCTGCTGATCCCACCCTCGCGCCTCCCGCAGCTGTGCAACGGCACGCCCAACATGACTGCCGGCCTCGCCGATTTCCAGGGACCTCGCAGCCATCGCATACCCCCGCCCTTTCCTTTCAGGAACCGCATACGTGCTGGTCAGGGCCGGGGGGAGAAAAATAAAAGCTGGGCGCGGGGTTGCGAAATGATCTCCCTCAAAAAATCTTGGAAGATCTCAGATCATTTGGATCTGATCATTTCGGATTGATCGTCCGAACATGCATCTGACCTGCAGTTTTGTGGGCCGTCACGGTCCGGCGAACCAGTCGACCGAGGTCACCAGCTGCACCACCTCAGCCAGCGGCCGGCTCCCCTTCTCGCTGTTGCACTTACGCAGGCAGACAGGGCATCCCTTGACGCCGTGGATGGGTGCGAGGTTGTCGGGGTCGAGGCGTGCGCCGCCCTTGCTCACGGGGTGGATGTGGTCGGTGGTGTCGGAGGCGCCGTGGCCGCAGACGATGCACACGTCGGAGTCGCGCAGGATGCGCGCGCGCAGCTGCCGGTACTGGTAGCTCGTGAGTTCCCCGCGGTCGGTAGCCACATGTACCTCCAGGCGGGCGGGCCCGCTTTCGCCGCTACTCCTTGGCGGTCAGCTTCTGCATGGCTTTGGTGAGTTCGTCGCGCCGCTCGTCGGACGTGAGCTTCTGGTCTCGGGCCGTCCAAGCGAGAGCGAAGCGGCCGACCTGACGCCAGTCACCGTTGACCTTCATCGTCTTGACCCAGTGCGCGGATACGGCTGTGGTCTTGAACTCGTAGACGCTGACGGTGTCGGTGGTGATGAGCTGCTCGCAGCCGTTGCCATCCTTGCTGGCGCAGCCGGACGTGTTGTCGGTCGGGTTCCCGAGGTCGGTAACGCCAGTGGCGTCGGCGAGCTGCTGGGCTGCCTTCTTGGCGGTGAGACTGCTGGGCTTGACCTTCTGCTTTGTGCTCGCCTTCGGCTTGTCGACCGGCTTGCTGTCGTCGCTGCTGCTACAGCCAACGAGGGTGATAGCGAGTACGGCCGTAATGGCGGCCGTGGTGGTGCGAATGTGCATGATCCCCCCTGGGACATTGATGCTGAGGGGGCATCATGGCGCTTAACAGAGGCGTTGTGTAGCCGCTGTGGCGGTGTTGTGACCGACACGGGTGAAGTCCCGCCGTCTGTGGCGGGGGCGCCGTTCGGACGGCGGGACGATCTAGATCTAGCAGGGTCTATGAAGGTGCTCGCGGTCACCAGGGCCACCCGCCGAGCCATGATCGCCCTGCCGGGAGGATGGCCACCACCGAGCCGGGGAACTCGGCGCGCATGTCGTGGGCGAAGTAGGTGGCCTCGTCTGCGGTCAATCCGGTGCCGTCACCGCCGACCTCGCAGGCGAGCTTGCCGCGCTCGAACGCTACGACCATGTACAAGTGCGCCTCCCTCAAGGTCGTTCCGGAAGGACAGCTTGGGCCGGGACGATTCAGGCGGCGCGGCGTGCGGCTTCCGCGTTGTCGCGGGCCTTCTTGTAGGCTTCGGCGATCTGCTGCTGGCTGTAGATCCGCCTGCCGTGTTCGTCGCGGCTCGGATTCGACAGGAGGCCGCGGCGTTCCCAGCCGTACACGGTCTGCCGGTTGAGGCCGGTGAACGCGGCGGCCTGAGCAACGGTGAACCAGAGCTTACCGTCTGCTTCGCGGCCGTCTGTGTCGTGCTGATCGTCGGGGCGGGCCATGTTCACCTCCCCTGACATGCAGAAACCCCCGCTGCAAGAACGGGGGTTGCTGTGGTTTCTGGGCATGCCGAAGCACATGAGGCCGAGTATGCACTGCAGGTCAGCGCATTGCAAGTAGATCCAGGATCACTGCGTGTTGGTGGTCTTGGCCCACACGCCGCGGGTGTGGCTGTGGACGTTGCGCTGGTCCTGGTAGACGGGGCCCTCGTAGTGGTGGTGGTGCTCCTCGGGTAGGACGCTCTTGGCTCGGCGCAGGAGTCCTCCGATGGCGAGGACGAGCGCGACGGGGGCGGCAGCACCGATGGCGAGGCTGGTCGGGTCGACGTGGCCCAGCGTGTACAGCACCAGGGACACGGATCCGCCAATGGGCAGGGACGCGACGCCCGCGGACAGCATCAACGCGCTCGCGTCCGTGGCGCGCTGGGACATGGGCGGGCGGCCGGGCTGCGGCACGGGCGCGGCGCTGCCGACGGCGGGGACCGGGGTGTCGTCGCGGTAGGAGGTGGCGAAGTCGGCGATGATCTGCCGGGCCTTCGCTTCGGCTTCCGCCTCGGTCATGGCGACTCGGGTGGGGTTGGTCTCGGTGTTCACGGGCGCTCCTTCAGATGATCGTTTTTGTTAGCGGGACCCTGCCTGGACCATGCCTGGAGGGTGCATTTCCGCAGGTGGGACCCTGCCTGGACCCTGCCTGGCGAGTGCCGACCCTGCCCGGCGCGGGACAGGGTCCGGATGTCGTCAGGCAGGGTCGGGGCACGGTGCGGGCACGGTGCAGGGCAGGGCAAACTAGGACAGGGAATGGATGTCCTGCAGGCGATAGCCGCGCGACTCACGACCATCTGCCGACATGACTTTGACGGCGTCGACGCTCACCGTCATGGCGTCAAGATCCGCTTTCAGGAGCTTCCCGACGCGCGAACCGTACTGCGAGTCCGACTCTCCATCCGCCCGTGCGTACCGGTTGTCGACGCCCGCCAGATACGCGAACACCTCAGCCCGCGTCGCCTCCCCGCGACCGGTCGACGCCACCGCCTTGATCAAGCGATCGACGATCGTGACCTCTACCTCCGGCGGCTCCGGGAGGACACCAGCGGCAGCGCGCAGCTCGTAGGCCCGGCGTAGAATCGTCTCGACTTCCTCGTCGGTGTAGAAGTACGACTGTGTCAGCACGGGCTCGGACGTCTCGCCGGTCTGCAGGTAGCCGACACCGCGCTGCGACTTCAGGATCCTCTGCGCGTTGTAGCCGGCGGACGCGCGCCCCTTGCCGAGGATCGTGTCGGATGCCTCGG